GCACAAGGATATGATGGTGGTAGTTTAACTGGAACAACAGAAACATTTAGTGGTGAAGATTTTAGAATACAATTAGCAGATAATGTTCAACAATTTAACGGAACAGCTTGGGTTACTACATTTGCATTAGGTCAGTTAGGGGATTATGACTTACAAGTTAAACCAGGATTTTTGGTAGATCCAGGCGGAACATATAGATATTGGCATCCTTCGGGATATGGTAGTGGAACTTACAAATATTATATTAGAAGATTTCAAACAAGTGGAACAAAGTCAAGTATGACTGTAAATTTAAATAATACAACATTAGTGGCTTGGAATTCTACAAGTAATGGAATAGCATGTGCAATATTATTTAAGAGTTCAGGAAAGGGAAGTGGTACGAATAGTGAATTATCAACTGCAAGAATATATGACCCGACAGCAACAACAAGTAACTTGATTGAAGCAGATATATCAAATGATAATCATAAGAATCCATTCACTACTGCAATAAGTTTATATGGAAATAGTGGTGGTAGTATTTCAAGTAATACCTATACCGTACCTATAAGAAATGCAGATGGTATGTTTTTAGATTCAAGTGATAACGAACTTTACATAATCGTCAGATATAAAGGTGATCCAGCACCTTTAGATGACATAACATTAACTTTTAGTTAGAGATAAGAAATGGGATTAATAGATTCAGGTTCAAAGTCAAGTAGACTATTAGGTTCGAGAAGATATACTCACAATACCTTTACGACTGCTCAAGAAGCATTTACGGATGTATTAGATTTAGGTTCATCCGAAATCTATACTCAAGCGGAGAAAATTCCATCAAGTGCATTACCATTTAGTTCAAGTGCAGATAGTGGTTCTGTGTATCAATATAATGGTCAAAATTTAATGAAGTATTGGTATAGACATTCACTTACAAAATCAAACACTAATAATGAAGTTTGGTTTTTTGTAAGTCCGTCTGGTAGTACGAGTGGAATCGGAGCTCAGTTGATTGATTCTAACCAAGAAACAAATTTTATATCACCAAAATATTCAACTTCAGCTTTAGCCACTTCTACAACTGAAGATTCTACACCAGGATATTTGGCAGTTCTTTATAAAGCAACACACGCTACATCCGAATCATTAGATAGTGGTGATATTGTTTCTACGAATGATTATGTATTTGATTATAAAACTGGAGTAGTTCAATTTTTAAATGCGGATAAGGACCCAAGTGATAGCGAATATGTTTATATGACTGCTTATCAATATGTTGGTAAAACATTATCCACAGGACTTGAAATAGGTTCTACAAGTTGGAGAGAAACAAGTGGGACTAATGAACTTACTGGTTCATCTTGGACATTTCGTTCAGATGTAGGAAGTGGTGATTTATTTAAATTAACAGATGATTTGAACCAAACTTTATTTAAGGTTCAACAAGATAAAGTAATAGTATTTAACGCAGTATCAGAATCAGCACCAACCGCGGTAGCTGGTGGGATGTATTATTCTGGTTCTGATGAATGGTTTCTTGGATATGAAACTGCACCAACTTAAAATTAACAATTATTTAGAATGTATATATTTATTAACGACATTCTATACATAGGAGAATAATAATGGCAAAATGGCAAAAAATCGTAGTTTCAGGGAGTTCAGCTCACTTAAATCACGTTACCGCATCAGGTAATATTAGTAGCTCACTTGCTGGAACGGGTTCGTTTGGGAGAGTACAAGCAACCACTATAACGGGTGATGGAAGTGGTATCACGAACCTTACGGCAGCAGCCATTAGTTCATATACCAACTCGGGTAACAATAGAGTCGTAACTTCAGTAGACGGAAGTACGGTAAACTCAGAAGCAAATTTAGAATTTGATGGTACTAATTTATTAATTAAATCAGCTGGTAAATTATATTTAAATGACGCTGGTGGTGAACATCTATCGAGTAATGGTGATATATTATCTATAGCAGGTGGAAACGAGATAGATTTAACAGCAACTGCCATTGATATGAATGGTACAGTAGATATAAGTGGTGATTTAACATTTGTTGATGGAGTTGGAACAACAATTAGTGGTTCTTATATATCATCAAGTAACGATATAGAATCACAAGGAAGTTTAATTGGTGCAGCAATTAGTTCAAGTGGAAACATAACTGGTTCTGATGTATTTGCAAGTAGTGGAATCTACGGAACATTACAAACTGTAGCACAAACAAATATTACAAGTGTTGGAGCTCTTGATGGTGGAAGCATTACAAGTAACTTCGGAACAATTAATAATGGTGGTTCGGCAATCACCACAACAGGATTAATTAGTGGTGGTTCATTAGATATAGATGATGTTGTAATCAATGCCACTACAATCGGACACACCGATGATAGTGATTTATTAACTTTAGCAGATGGTGTACTAACGGTAGCAGGTGAAACAAATACTACGACATTAATCGCAACATCCACGATTTCAAGTTCTTTTATATCAGCAAGTAATGATATAGAAGCAATAGGAAGTGTAACAGCCGCTGAGTTTCATGGTGGTGGAACTAATATAACATTTCCTGATGGAACTGCTGTAGTAGGAGATGAATTAGTATTTGTAGATGCAGATGGTGGAACTAAAAGAGAAACCGTAGCTGATTTTGTTACTTTACTCGCAGGTGATGGTATTCGAAATGCATCTAATAAATTTGCATTTGATGCAAGTGATATAGCTGGAACTGGTTTAACTGATAATAGTGAAAATTTAGATGTATCATCAGCACAAACTGGTATTCAGACAATATACAACACATCATTAATTATTGGTAGAGCCAACAATGACACAACAATCGATTTTAATGCAGATGATACCATAGTATTCGACGCCGGATCAAGTGAAAGATTAAAAGTTACCACATCTGGAATTGAAGTTACTGGTAACGCAGTAGTGAGTGGTGATTTAACCATAAACGGCACCACAACCACATTATCCACGACTAATTTAGCAGTTGGAGATTCTTTTATATTCTCAGCAACTGGTTCAGCTGGTACAAATGTTGATGGTGGATTAGTTGTACAAAGTGGTTCAGTAGCAGATAGTGGTTCAGCACTATATCACGATGTCGATGATGAAAGATGGGCAGTTGCACAAGGAGTAGCCGCTTCAGCAACGAGTGTTACACCATTACAGCATGTTGTTACGGTATCGGGTTCAGTCGCAACTAATCCAAATAGTACATCGGGTTCATACGGAGTCGGTGAAATGTGGATAACAGACGCAGAAGAAATTTGGATACGAACTTCATAATAATAAATAATAGGTTATAACATGGGAATAAAAAGTAAAGGTGGTACTAAGGTAGTAGAAGAAGAAATATCCAAACTTGAAAAGGTTGATATAGAGTTTTTAATGAATTGTATTAAGAATGGTATGATTCCTGGAAAACATATTGATTTGGCAAGTGAGGTGGTAAAGAAATTAAAAACTCAATATGCTCTAATTGACAAAAAACCAACAGAAGTCAATAAAGTTCTTTCTAAGTACAAGGAAGAAAACGGAAGTGTTTGGGTAAAGAATAAGTAACTAATGTTGGCCCATCTCTTGGCAGATGATGGGAAGTGGGCTTCGATAGAAGTAACCAACCGCAATAGGAGATAAATTAAATGCCAAATTGGAAAAAAGTCGTAGTATCGGGCAGCACCGCCCATCTCAACCAAGTAACAGCAAGTAATGGCATAAAACTACCAGATGATGCTAAAATTAATTTTGGTGATGCAAATGATTTACAAATTCATCACGATGGTAGTAATAGTTACATAAAAGATGCTGGAACAGGAAATATATTTTATAGGTCAGGAACACAGACATTTCAAAATGCAGCTGGTTCTAAGACTATGTTGGTTTTAAACGCAGCAAATTCAGTTGATTTAAATTATAACAATAGTACAAAATTTCAAACCACACCTACTGGTATATCCGTAACTGGTAATGTTATACCAACGGGTAATGTAAGTGGTTCAATATCTTCTCACCTTACTATGGCACAGATATCATCAAGTGGTGATATAGTAGCAGATGGTGATGTTGTAGCATATAATTCATCAGATGAAAGACTTAAAGATAATATACAAAATATTAAAGGTTCATTGGATAAAATAGGTGAGATTAGAGGAGTTGAGTTTGATTGGAATGATAAATCACCTGGATGGGCACAAGAAAGAGGACACGATGTTGGAGTTGTTGCTCAAGAAGTTCAAAAAATATTACCTGAAATTGTAGTAGAGAGAAAAAATGGTTATTTAGGGGTAGATTATAAAAGAATCGTTCCATTATTGATAGAATCAATTAAAGAATTAAAACAAGAGGTAGAAATTCTCAAGAAAAAAGTGAATTAGAGAATTCTACTTGATATATATATACATAATATAAGTTATAATATAAACAACAAAAATAGGAGATAAAGTTATGGCTGTAACAGAAGAATCTAACTTGGCAAAAAAAGTAGAAAATCAAACATCTGAAGTAAAATTTACAGATGATGAATTGAAGGCACTACGAGATTTACAAGACGGATACCAAGAAAAACAGGCACAATTTGGTCAGTTGAGAGTACAAAAAATTCTACTTAATCAACAAGTAGAGGCACTTGAAAAAACTGAAGAACAATTTGAAAAAGATTATGTTTCTTTACAAGAAAAGGAACAAGAAATTGTTAAGCAGTTAAATGAAAAGTACGGACCTGGATCATTAGATCCACAGACTGGTGTATTTACACCTACTTCAACTGCACCTTCAGAAACTGCTTAAAATAATCTCCCCCAAACCAATCGTTTGGGAAAGTTATAAGATATTTATATTAAATATTTAAATCCCTACATGGGATTAAAAGTTATTTAAATCATAACATTAATAGGAGAAAATAAATGGCAGAACGAATCGTAAGTCCGGGTGTATTTACGAGAGAACGTGATTTATCATTTCTACCTGCTGGAATTGCAGCTATTGGAGCGGCAATTGTAGGACCAACTGTAAAAGGTCCTGCTTTTGTACCAACAATAGTAAGTAATTTTAGTGAGTTTGAAGAAATGTTTGGATCTACGGACAAAAATATATACACGCCGTACGCAGTAGAACAATACCTAAGAAGTGCAGGAACCGTAACAATAGTTCGTGTTCTTAATACAGGTGGATATTCTGCTGATTTAGTACAAATTAACTTAACGGGTAGTGTGGGTGCAGCATCAGAAGTTGGTGTAACAACTCAAACTATGGCCGTTGTAGCACCATCAAGAGGTGGTTCAGATGGAACTGTAAGATTAAACGAAGTTTCAGTAACACAACCTGCGGTTGGTACTGGAGCTTATTCTAAATTTACTTTGACCGCAAGTGGAAGTAACTTTGGAGCAAAGAGTGTTACGGCATTCTCAGCTACGGTTTCATTCAACACATCAAGTGCAGATTACATCGATGTAGCATTAAGTGGTGATCCACAAGTACAAAAATCAGGAACATCAACCGTACCAATTTACTTGTATAAAAACTTCAAACATGCACAAAGTAATTTGACAAGTACATACACGACAGATTTAACAAATACAACTGCTTCGATTGTAAGTGCTTCATATAATGCAGTTGATTTTACATCAGCAGCTTATAACCACGCTTCAACACCTTTTATACAATCACAATTAGTTAATAAATCGAGATATAACTTATTTAAAGTTAATACTCGTTCACATGGTACAAATGTGAATAACAAATTCAAGATTGCTATACTAAGTGTTAAGAAGGCAGGTACAATAGCAGGTAGTGATTATGGTTCATTTTCATTACAAGTTAGACAGACTGGATTAGATGATAACAATTTGACTAAGGATAATGTCTTAGAACAATTTGATAATCTAAATTTAGATCCAACAAGTCCTAATTACTTTGCAAGAAGAATTGGTGATAGATATGTAACAATAGATGCTAATGGTAAACTCACTTACAATGGTGATTGGGATAATAGGTCAAGACATATTTACCTATCAGATTTTGGTGATATTGCCGAAAACTCTATACCAAAATCTCTTGTTCCTATGGGACACGCAGCAATAACTAATCCTACACCTGGAGGAACAGACATACCAGTATGGGCGTTCAATCAGAGTCAGTCTAATGCACAAGGTACTTTTGACCACAATATTTTATTTGGTCATGATTTTGGTAACGCAGATGCAAATCAGTATTTGTCACCATTACCAAATAACGCAGGAGCTGGTAGTCATGTGACTATGAGTCTTGAAGATATTAATGGTAGTGCAGATGCAAGTGTAACAGGAACTACATTCTCAGATGGTACTGAAAAGATAACACTTATCTTATCTAACATCAAACAGAGAAAGTTTGTTGTTCCATTTCAAGGTGGATTTGACGGAGAGAATCCTGCTAATCCAAAGAAAACTGGAAGTGACATAGTAGCATCGAATACACAAGGGTTTGATATTTCAAGTGCAACAGCAGCTGGAGCAGTAGCTTATAAGAAAGCTATTAACGCAATCAGTAATCCTGATGAATTTGATATCAATATGTTAGTAACACCTGGTGTTATCCACGATTTACATCCGAAGATTACAAATCACGCAATCTCTAAATGTGAAGAACGTGGTGATGCATTCTATATCTTGGATAGTAGCATATATGGTGGTTCTATATCATCAGTAACAGCAGCTATACAAGCACTCGATACTAATTACGCAGCAACATATTATCCTTGGGTAAAGATTGTTGATAGAAACACAGCCTTACCAGTATGGGTCCCACCATCAGTAGTATTACCTGGAGTAATCGCATTTACTGATAAAGTGGCACACGAATGGTTCGCACCAGCTGGTCTAAATCGTGGTGGTTTAACTACGGTATTAGAAGCACAAACTCGTTTGACACACGATGAACGAGATGAGTTGTATGAAGCAAGGGTTAATCCAATCGCTTCATTCCCAGGTCAAGGTGTATGTGTTTGGGGACAAAAAACCTTACAAGGTCGTCCATCAGCACTCGATAGGGTTAATGTTCGTAGATTGTTGATTAGATTGAAGAAGTTTATCGCATCTTCTTCAAGATACTTAGTATTTGAACAGAACACATCAGCAACGAGAAATCGTTTCTTAAATATTGTGAATCCGTTCTTAGAATCAGTACAAGCAAATAGTGGTCTATCCGCATTTAAGGTAGTTATGGATGATACCAATAACACACCTGATGTGATTGATAGAAATCAACTTGTTGGTCAGATATTTATCCAACCTACAAGAACCGCTGAATTTATTGTATTGGACTTCGTAGTATTACCAACAGGAGCTACATTCCCAGCGTAAGTTTAATCAATAGATTAACTAAACAAAATAACCCCTCTTTTTTGAGGGGTTTTTTGTTGCCGTGTATATTTATATATGAGGTTGAAATAAAACTTCAAAAAAACTATGAAAAATGATTATGTTGTTTTTTTAATAATTTGATATTTATAGTTGAGAAAAATATAATTTATGGAGAATAAAGATGCCAGACTTATTAGATCCGAGTGAGATAATGTTCACACCGTTTGAACCAAAAACAAAAAATCGGTACATTATGTACATCGAGGGTATACCAGCTTATCTTATAAAGACAGCTAACAGACCGACAATAGCCTTTGAAACAATCGAACTTGACCACATTAATGTTAAGAGATACATTAAAGGTAAGGGAGCTTGGGAAGAATTAGAAATTAGTTTATACGATCCTGTTGTTCCATCAGCAGCACAAGCCGTTATGGAATGGGTTCGTTTATCACATGAGTCTGTTACTGGTAGAGATGGGTACTCAGATTTTTACAAAAAAGATATAACTTTTAATGTTTTAGGACCAGTAGGTGATAAAGTAGAGGAGTGGACACTAAAAGGTGCGTTTATTACTAACGCTACATTTGGTGATTTAGATTGGGCAAATACAACTGATCCAGTTGATATAACCCTAACACTCAGATACGATTACGCTATCCTACAATTCTAAATTAATAATAATACAAGGAGTTTATTATGGAAGTCATTGCAGATAAAGCATGGTGGAAATCAAAGACCATATGGACATCAGTAGTAGCTGGTGTTGTTGGTGTTCTTCAAGCAGCAGGGGTTGTAGATCAAGTACCTGAATTAGCTTGGACACTATTAGCATCTTTCGGTCTTTATTCCGTCAGAGACGCTGTAGGGAAATCAAATCCCGAAGTAAAGTAAATAAATTAGCTGGGTATTTTAACCGATACCCAGCCTTATAGTTTTATAAAATTGGTTATATTGTATAAAATACAATTAAATACATAATACAGAGGAGACAAAAAATGGCAGAAGAAAAACGCCGGTTTCCAACAGAGGTAGTTGATTTACCTTCTAAAGGCTTACTATATCCAAAAGATTCACCACTGGCAGGTGGAACTATTGAGTTAAAGTACATGACCGCAAAAGAAGAAGATATTTTAACCTCACGAAATCTTATTCAAAAAGGAGTGGTTTTGGATAAGTTGTTGGAATCAGTTATTATAGATGATAACGTTTCACTTGATGATTTATTATTAGGTGATAAGAATGCAATTATGATTGCAACAAGAGTACTTGGGTATGGTAAGGACTATTCAGTTCAACTTACAGATCCATCTACGGGTGATAAACAAAAAGAAACTTTTGATTTAACCTTAATCAAGGATAAAGAAATCAATACCAAACTTTTCAAGGGTGGTAAAAATGAGTTTGATTTTGAATTACCTGCATCTAAAACAAAAATCACATTTCGTCTTTTAACCCACAAGGAAGAAAAAGAAATAGAGGCCGAATTAAAGGCACTAAAGAAATTTCAGAAAGATTCTGGAATTACTTCAGAGATTACTACAAGATTGAAAAAGGCAGTCTTGAGTGTCAATGGGGATAATTCTACTAAGAGGATAGTTGAATTTGTAGATAACGAATTGTTATCAAGAGATTCATTAGCACTTAGAGAGCATCTTACCGAAATAACACCTGATGTTGATATGTCATTTACCTTCACGAGCGATACTACTGGTGAAGATACGACTATGGATATCCCATTAGATGTTGAGTTTTTTTGGCCTGCGGGCAGAAGATAAGCCCGCGATACACGACCAAATCTTCTCACTCTGTTTTCACGGAAAGGGGGGATTTAATTTCACAGAAGTGTACAACATGCCAACCTATCTGCGCCGATTTTACATTCAAAAGGCATCTCAGTTTTACAAAGAAGAAAAAGCGGCATATGATAAACAAGGTAAAAAATCTTCAGGTATTTCACGACCTGGTATCAGCAGAGGATAACCTTTTTTTCTATATTTGATATTTATTAATGAGTTATAACATCCTGTTTTATAACAGAAAATCATAATTAGTACTATTAAAGGAGAAGAAAATGGCTTCATCAAAACCATTAACAGAAGAACAATTACAAGAAAATATCTTCGGAAAAATTATGCATAATATAATGAAGGGTAGATTCAATAGAGTTGCTAGTGCACTCGATGATAATCCACGATTGAAAAAGGCAGCAAAAGAGGCTGATAATGCAATTAAAGATTTTGAAAAGGTGTTCAAAAAGCATACCAAAGGTAGAAAAGTAACCATAAAGTAATATAATGGCAGACCGTGAAAATGTAAAATTAGCTAAAGAATTATTAGAGCTAAAGGCGAAAATCAAAAAAGAAGAAAAGATTATTGCCGACATGGGCGAAAAAGTCAATCAGAAAAATGTTCAGAGATTAGAAACACTAAAAAGAAAACAAGCAGAACTTAATAAAATAAAATCTACTGGTGATAAGGAAGCACTTGAATCCGCAATGGAGCAAATGACCTTAGACCAATTAAAGTTAGATTTAAGTAAAAAGTTTTTCAAAATGGAAAAAAAGGGTAATGAAACTATCCTCTCAAGAACCAAAGAATATTTCAAACAAGGAAATGCTCTTCATGGGTTTTTGGAAACCACTCATAATTTTGGTAAACAATACATACTATTAAACGAAAGAATTAAAGGTGCCAATAGTTTACTAAGTGATGATATGCCACAAGCACTTCAAAATGCTGGATTAGATTTACAAGATATGGTGAGTCATCAGAGTGATAATTTAGATTTATCACAGCAGTTAGCAAACCAATATGATGATATGGGAAAGGATTCATTTTCTGATTTAACCAAACAGGCAGAAAAACAAGAAGAATTGGTACGGAGACAAGGTGATTATGTAAAACAAAGATTGTTACCAGATTTACAAAAACAGCTTGAATTGGCAAAGAAGTACGGTAAAGATACTACAGGAATTACTACGGCCATACAACAAATTACAAAATCACAAAGAGAGTCAAATGCAGTAGCTAAACAAAATGTAAAAATAGCAAATGAACAGAGGATAAATAATGCACAAACAGCTGCAGCAGCAGAATTAATACTGGATCCTATGAATAAGGCGAAAAGTTTATTGGAATCGACCAAGGCAGGTAAACTTGCATCAGAGTTGGTTGGTGTGGGAGATGCAACAGAACATTTTAGTGACACAATGAAAAGTTATATAACTAATTCTCTTGATAAAAAGAATCCTATGAATTTTGGATTGGCTATGACTAAGATGTTCAATCAGACGGATAAAAACGGAAGGGTAACACGAGGTCAATTTCAAATTATGTTTGATAAGATGGGAGAAGGTTTCGAAAGTATGAAGAAAATCTTTGGTGGTATAAATGGTGCTATGGGTGGAATGTTAGGACCTGCACTGGCAGTAGTTGCAATCTTAATGATAGCAAAGAAAGCAGCAGAAATGTTCTATGGTGGTATGTTGGAAACTCGTAAGGAGTTTGGAATAACAGCCACAGAGGCCGCTGGATTACAAAATACCCTTAACACCACAGCAATGGAAATGAAGTTTCTTGGTGTAAGTGCAGAAGATGTGAAGGCGGGAGCTCAAGGTATTATGGATAATATGGGTGGGATAGGACAACTTACCAACGAGAATGTAAAATCAATGGCCAGATTAAATGGATTATATGGTATTAGTGGTGAAAACTTAGGAATACTTAGAGCTCAAATGGGGGCAGTTGGTGTATCAAGTCAAGAAGCTTTCGATTCACAATTAGGTTCAGTAGCGGCACTATCACAAGCTGGTGGAGTTGCACCCGCAGCAATTATGAATGATGTGGCAAGTAATAGTGAGGCATTTGCTAAATTTGCTGGAGAAGGTGGAGATAATGTATTCAAGGCCGCTGTAGCAGCAAGACAACTTGGTTTAGATATGGCTTCAGTTGAAAAGATAGCTGATAGCTTGTTAGATTTTGAATCATCCATAAATTCTCAAATGGAAGCAAGTATGTTACTCGGTAGAAGTATTAATACTGATAAAGCAAGAGAGATGGCACTCAATGGTAATTTGGAAGGTATGCAAAAAGAGATTACCAAACAGATTGGAACAGCAGCAGATTTTGAAAGATTAAATGTCGTACAGAGAAAATCTTTAGCAGATGCATTTGGTGTTAGTGTATCTGAATTAGGTAAGATGGTTACAAATCAAGATAAACTAAATAGTATGACAGAGGGAGAGAGAAAAAGACGAGATTTAATAACAGGAGCTATGGAACAAATGGGTAAAGTTTTTACAAGTTTCATGGGTATCTTTAAAGCAGCCATACCATTAGCTTTAGCATTTCTTTCACCATTTATAATATTGGGAGGTACGATAATTGGGATACTTGCTCTTTTTTCCGAATTCATACAATTTTTAAATAAAGCAAATGTACTTGGTGTTGGATTGGGTGATGTTATTATGTTTGCCGCAGGTGCAGCTTTATTATTTAGGACAAACCTAATGGGTGGTGGAATCATGGGTTTTCTTAAAAGTACAAAAGATATGATTTTTTCAATGGGTGGAAAACTCAAAGGTATGGGTGGAATGCTTGGTGGTGGAGGCCAAACGGCAACGGGTGGAAAACCTGGAACGAAAGTTACGGCTAATAAAAAACCAGCTATTCCTCAACGCGGAAAAGGTGGTGGAGGTCCACTTGGTGGTATGTTCGAAAAATTTGACGCAAAGAAAGCACTCGGTGGAGCAGCGGCACTATTAATTATATCAGCCGCTTTATTCGTTACAGCAAAAGCATTACAAGAATTTTCAAAAGTAAGTTGGAGTGATATGGGTAAGGCAGGAGTTGCATTACTTGCACTAACTCTAACATTGGCCGCTATTGGAGCAATAATGATGAGTGGAGTTGGAGCACTTGCAATAATCGCAGGAGCTGGAGCTATGTTGGTAATGGCAGCCGCACTACTCGTATTAGGAGTCGCCATACAGGCAATAGGTAAGGGTTTTGATATGTTGGCACAAGGATTCAGTTCCTTTGTACCGATAATTCAGACCTTAGCACCAATGGCCAGTTCTATATTCCTATTGGCTGGAGCATTTACTGCATTAGGAGTGAGTATGGGAGCTATGGCACTTGGAGCACTTGCATTAATACCAGCACTACCTGTATTGTTGGCATTAGGAGCAGTTGGGGCACTTGGAGGATTGGTTACTGGCGGAGAATCATCTACTGCTGAAACTACTGAAAATCCTGTTGAACTAAAACTCGATAGTACTAATAAAAAATTAGACGAATTAATAGTATTGTTAGGTGATGGTGGTACTCTGGCCGAAAACTTACACGGAATTAAAAGAAATACTGGTGATTTTACAGATTCTATATTAACAGCATAATAGAGAAAATAAATGGCATTAAAAGACTTAGTAACAGACTTATCGAATTTTAGATATACAGATTATGATAACGCTGGGGCTAACCAATCACAGATAGAAGGAAGGTTCGGTGGAACAATAGGACCTACACCAGCACAACCACCACTTTCTGATGAACACACAAAGTTTGATGATGGAGTGGGGAGAGGAGCGATGCCAAATGACGATCCACAGACATTTAATGTTCGAGGATATACGGTTACTGGTAATAAAAGATTTTATATTGGATATCAAGGTGATATCATTCCAAATGACGAATCTGTTTATGGAATAGGACCTTTTAATAGTATTGCAGGTGTATTTGACCACACTCAGATTAGAGATAGGTTAAGAAAAACATATACAAATTATGGTAATAATGAATTTAGTACTGATGGTTCTATTCATATAGGTTCTCAAGATACGGCAGGTGTTGTTGGTGGTGGAGTTGATTATTATGGAAGTTTAGTAACCATATCTCCACGAGGTTCTTTATATCGTGATTCAAGTGGTAATTATCAAGTTCCACAAGATGGTAGAAATACAAATCCACCTGGTGGAATTAGTAATATACCAGAATTTACAAAAACACAGATAACATTTAATATCCCACAGCATACTTCAACAGGACCTACTCAGTTTACAATACAACCATTAAACACCACATCACTAATACCTGATTTACATGATAGTGATTTTATGACACGACCATCTTATACAAGTCAGATAGGTACGGATACTGCTACACATAATGTGAGTATGATTACCCTAACAGGACCAACTACACAAGATTATCAAACAACAATTAATCTCGATAAGATAGCAGAGGGGGCACACGGAAGTGATTTTCAAACCACACCAATAGAAGCATTTAGTAGTAGATTTGCCACGACAGATGGATTATTGATGGACACGGTTCATATTTCAGGATTTAATCGTGGTGATATGTATATGCAAAATGCACCCGAACCAACTATTCCTGAATTTAAAGTTTTCACTCAAAGTGATAAATCATTAAAACCATTTTCTGAATGGAGTCCACAAAAATATGGTTCTAATTTTGTAGATACTATATACACTTTTTTCGGTGGAGAACAAAAAGAATATAGGTTTGATGATAGACTACCTTACAATATTCCAGCCAGAGACGATAGTGCAGTTGGATTTGACCAACCATTTATTTTAAGACCGATTGGAAACACTTGGGGATTTGATAAACCAAATGGTGATGGATTCTTTTCAAAGGTTGGTGGATTTTTAAATGAAATAGATTCTGCAGTAGGTGATATCACAAGAGGGGCACCAGGATTTACAGGATTGGTTTCAAGAACTCTACACGACGCGGTTAGACTTGGTAAATTTGCACTTACAACAAAAGGAATATTCTTTGTTGCTAAACAATATGGATTACAATTATTAAATCCAAGACCTGAAACAAGAGTTTATAATCCATTATCATTAGGTTCAATAGCACCAATCGTTCATATGGACAGACATCTTGATGGTGGAACTTATGAAGATGCACTTGGTAGTGGTGGAGAAGAATCAATACTTACTGGATATGGAAACGCCTTAACGGATCCAAAGACTGCATTACAAGGTGGTAAGATAGCATTTCAAACTGCTAGACGAGTTACATTAGCCCATGTGACGGCTATGGTACCAGGAGCTGGTGGTAAGGTATCATTCGGAGCTCTACCTGAAATAGGATTTGATTTAACTGCAGGTGGAAGTGGAAATATAAACGCATTTTCAAGAAATATAGTTGGAATTGATAAGTACAATAGAAATAAACGATACACCACGACAGATGGAACACCAATTATTCCAGCAAGAAATCCTGAAGCTGGATATAAATCAGGTATATTGGCTAGTAGATATGCTGGTTCACCACTCACGGAAATGTTCATTACCGAAGAAGGTATCAGACAGGCTGGTACTAATGTGGGTTATCCATCAGCGGCAATTACAGATGCAGTAATCAAACCTGAAATTTTTGAAGGTAATTCAGACGATATTGATAGTCCTTATTTTGGTAATAGTAATACTAATAGTAATTTTGGTGTAGATAAAGACACCAATAAAGTTGAAGTTTTAAGAAATGTTAATTTTGTAAATATTGGTAATCCGTTAAATCCGATTCATAACCGATTGACTCCAACTGATAAGGTTGGACAACTTGACTTTACACAACAATTAATATATAATCCATTATCTGAGAATTATCCTTCAGAACTAAGATTGGCAAAGGAAGGGGTTTATACAGGTGATTTATACGATAGGTCTAATGCTTATGCTCCAATTGAGATACCAGATAAAATTCAAGATAAATTAGGTGTATTGAGTACAAGAGAAGAAAGACTTCAAAAGGGAACAATTCAACTCGGCGATTTCGCAATATATAAAAAGAGATACTTTCATTCGTTTAGTGGTCAAGGACCAGTTGTATCAATTGGTGGTCGAGATACATTGAGCCTTAATGGATACATGATAGAGAATAGTAAAACTCGTATTAGAATAAAAAGAGGACGGAGGTGGAGAAGTGATTTATATGATAAAGATAATACTTATTCACTTGAATCTCGATTAACTATAAATGATGATTCAGAACCACAACTTGAATTTAGTCTACCATATAATAATTTAGACTCACCTACCACAGCAAAAAATATTCGTTCTTTGTCTGTCAATTTGACGACTCGAACAGGAGAAATTAGAAATAAAAAAGTACAACTTTCTGATTATAAAGATTTTACTTGGTCTACCACCCATCTCGTAGGTACATCGGTAGAAGGTATGAAGTTTGTTGGAAATAAATATGGACCTGCAGGTTCAAAACGATATGGTAACATATCTTATTCAGATAGTAAAGGGTATTGGGGTAAAATACCAGGTACGGGTGATGGTGATCCAGAAACAGGAGTTTACGATTGGTCAGATTTAGATGTCGGAGATTCAGTTGGTGGATTAACTATGGTGTCCAAAACAGAACAAGTACCCGATAAGAGAAATGTAAGAAGTGAACCTACCAAAAAAGGTACTCAGGCTGGACTAATTCAACCAAAACAAGTAGAGGTAAATAGACCACCTGATGGTTCTCAATTTGAAAATTTAAAAGTTGATATTGATGGTGAAAAACAAGAAATTCCAACCGTAGTCAAGACAAAGATAACTCAAGATGATAATGCACCACCTGGTATAGAACAAAATCCAGATGTTGCTATAAATGACAAACCAGCGGTAATTAGTGTTCCAGCAACTTCTGTTACTAAGAAAAGTAATAACGAAGATATTCAAGACTCACCGACTGGTACCAAAGAAGCATTAAAGAGATACAAAACATTGAGTTATGGGGATTTGGGAGAAGGTAGTGCAAAAAGATATAATCAACAATGGTTAAGTGGTGGAGAAACGGATGAAGAAGATTCACGCCGTAAAGCTTTATTTGAAAAAATATCCGAAGAAAGGAAATCCGAAAATAAATTAGTTTATAGGTTAGGTAATCCTGGACAACCTGGTGTTATGGCGGTATACGATGAACAATTGATGGGTAAGATAAAACCAGCAGCAATGGCTGATGATAAAGTTACAAGTTATAATGGTGATCTTCAAGATAAAATTAATATGACACCTTACGGAGAAGATTCAGCTCAACCTGATTTTGTAAAATTTAAATTTTATGATATGGTAAATCAAAAATATATTATATTTAGAGCAACACTTAGTGGAATAAGTGAAACACTTTCACCTGAGTGGTCATCGGAAAGATACATTGGTAGACCTGATAATGTTCATGTTTATCAAGGAGTTGATAGGGCATTAAGTTTCAATTTTATAGTTGCACCAACTTCACGACAAGAATTACCGATATTGTGGGAAAAATTAAATTATCTTGTAGGTTTAACCTATCCTCATTGGAATCCACAATCGGCTGGTGGTAAACGAATGGAATCACCATTTATAAACTTAACAATAGGTGATATGTACAATGAAGTTCCAGGATATTTAAGTGGTCTTAGTGTTGAAGTAGAGGACCAATCTACTTGGGAAATAACAGATGGGTTTCAGTTACCAAAGGTAATAAATGTGAGTTGTGAATTTGCACACATAGGACAACATCCATTAGCATCACAAGGTATACATTATGACTTCGGTGGAAAAGACAAAACTTGGTTAAAACCATATAGTACAGAAACAGGAGAAATGGGTGACCGACCTGATAAATGGAATGACTTTTATAGTAAAATAGGTGCCGCTAATGAGTAGATATAGATTCACAGGAATTAAAATAGATAAAAATACTGGCAATAGAGTGCAAAAAACAACACTTTATCCTCAAATAAAAATAGAGGATGGTGACCAATTTATATATCCATTAGATGGTGATAGAATGGAAAGTATAGCATATAGATTTTATGGTGATTCTACTTTGTGGTGGATTATAGCAAAGGCAAATGGTATCCGTGATGGTTCATTTGGATTAAAACCAGATGAAAAGATAAGAATACCAAGTAATGTTCCACAGATACTAAGTGATTTACGAGCAATAAATGAAGATGTGTAAAGGTTATGATAAATTTAGCCCCAATTCATAAAAAAATAAGAAAAACATTACATCGTAAGAGTGAAGCCGTTTCAAGGACTTATGATGGAGATATGCTTGATCCTCAAAGTGGATTAAAAGATACATATACAAAAACAACTTGGGTAAGAATGTATTCTCCTGTCGATGGTACTTTGGATAAACTCGGTAAAGAGGCAAAAGGAATGAACACCACAATGATAATGGGTGGTGAAGTTAATGCAGATAGCAAAAATCCATTGTTTGGATTTGATGAGTTATATTTACAGAGTGATAAGGGTGGTGGAGTATTTGCTCCGCAAACTGGTACTGAACCAAAAACTCGTAGACCAATACCAGGAATAAAAGATATTACCGTTTCATACGAAGGTGGTTTATCAGCTCTAAGAAAGGCAACCATAAATTGGACTTGCTGGAGTTTTGAAGATTTAGAAAGATTTACTCCACATTTTATGTCACATGGTATGGGAGTATTATTAGAATGGGGATGGAATACACCAGAAGTACAACAATTTCAAAAGTTTAGTCAAGAAGAAATGGTAAACGGACAGGCTTATTCAAAACTACAAAATACAATACTTGACTTGGGTGGAGATTATGATGGTATGGCTGGTATTATTAATAATTGGGAATGGTCATTACGAGATGATGGTGGGTTTGATGTAACCACGACTATTGTTGCACGAGGTGTTAATGTTCTTAGTGCAGACATATCTGGAACTGGTGTACCAAAGAAAGGTAAAAATCAACCTTTACCTACAATGAAAGAATTTGCAGCAGCATTAAAAGAAGTTTTATATAGTATGTCTACTGAAGGGGGGTTGTGGTTACTCGATTCGGCTGAAAACAAAAAACCATCAAAGGCAAATGTACAAAATTGGTCAGAGAGTGATGGTACACAACCACCTGGTGTTTTAGTAATGATTCATGACAATTGGTTTAGTACCGTAAAGGCAGGACCTTATGTGACTTGGGGATTTTTTGAAGATAATATTTTAAGTAAATTTGTGGGTAGAGTTGATGAGAAAGGTAGAACTATCAATTCTTTTAGGAGTATATCACCATTGTTCAATAAGGCGGATGGTAATAGTGAACTTCCATATTTAAAAAGTGATAAGAGAACTCCTACTGATAAAATATATGAGGCTGGATTTCAATCCGTTGTTATTAGAAATAATAATTATCTATACACACCATTTATGAAAAGGTGGATTTTACCTGGACAATTTCCAGCAACTGAAGTGGCAAGAGATGCAATGGATCTCACCGATAATAATGAAGAATTCGTAAAAGAGGTTTCAAAGTACGCACAGGATCATAGTTATTATAGAAGATTTGCTATAAATGAAGGAAATTGGACTGATGGTGGGTATATAAGAAACATATTAATATCATATGATTTGATAACAACCGCATTTGAAAATGCAAATACTTTAAGAGAGGGTATGCAACTTTTATTTGATGAGATTAATAAAGATGTGGATGGATTTTGGAAATTTGAAGTTGTAATGGATCCATATATTGATGGTAATGTTAAAGTAATAGATGTTAATTCAACTCCTGAAAATGCACAAACATTACTTGAAGATAGAGTAGGTAAAGAAAATCCAGAAAGTAAATTATTTACCTTTCCATCTTGGGGTGAGAAAAGTATTGTTAAATCTCAAACTCTTAATTCAAAAGTACCAAGTTCTATGGCAGTATCTGCAATGTATGCTGGAACTGCTAAAGAAGGTGAAGAACCTGATAACGCTCCAATTGAATCAAGGGCAGTATCAGAGGTACAGAATCCTGGTAGTAAAGATAAATCACAACCAGCAGTAAGTATGGCAAATAGATTGGGTACTGAAAATCCCTTTGGTAGTAAAAACCCATACGGAGATAGTGATGATGGTATAACAATAAAAAGTGATGAAAATGGAGCGACTAACATACCGTCAGAAAATAACTTTGGAAAGGGTAGGGGAATAGCATTTGAAGGTATTACTTTAGAAGATATAATCAAGTGGTACGAAGAACGAGATGAAGATGAGATGACCGAAGATGATAAAAAAAGACAAGCGGCTGCAAAAGAACAACAAGAAGAAAAGACAGCATCTGGTATAGAGGCAAAACAGCGTTTTAAAGCTGCAGCAGGTGGTACAGGAAAATTAGCTAAAACTTCACCAATACAAACATTTACTAAATCTCGACCTTGGTGGCCAGGAGATGATAGTGAATTTTTTTCTCTTTACAATCAAGAAGGTGAATTGTCAAGTGATTCATCTTTTAATGTTTTGTTTAGACGAACTATGTTAGATTATATACATGGTAATGCAGATGATTTGAGTGATGAGGAAAGAGAAGAAATAGTAGTCGATCCTATAATTCCATTAGAATTGGAAATAGTGATAGATGGGTGTGGTGGTATCATACCTGGAAATGCTTTCCATGTTGATTATATAACTCAAAGATATAAAGACTATGTTGTATTTCAGACTTTAACTTTAAGTCATACGGTTTCTTCTGCAGGATGGAGTATGAATTTAAAAGGTCAACCGAGAGTAGCAATGAATAAGATTTATAAAGATAAACGAGATAGTGATGGCTAGAAAGAAAAGAATAAAGAGTAAAAAATCAGCAAATAAAATGTTTAATAAAGTGTATGGTGATGCCTTATCATCATTAAAGGGATTGTTTGAAAGTTCAAAACAGACTATTTTAACTGATAGACTTTCAAAAGTTTATGATTTAAATAAAATGATATCTGATGAAAATACAGACAGAGTTATACATGATGCTGGAGTGGTTGAGAGATATGGAGATTTTACATATCAAGATGGGGCAAATGTTCCTGTTGGTGAATCCTATCATATTCATTATTCAAGAATCGGAAAGACTGAAATTTATATGACGGGTGAAAAACATGATAAGACTTCTTTGATTATAAACAGAGTGAGAGGTAATACGGTTTTTGGTCAATATATGGATGCAAAACCAAATGCAAAAGGATATAACTATTTAAGTGAATTTGTTTTTAAGATTACGAATAAACATCGTAAGGTGGGGGTGGCTAGACGATATTTTGCTAAAGAAGTAAATCGTTCAAATTCTCGTATATTTGAAATAGAAAAACCAGACTTTACAAAAGTAACACCATTATATACAAAAACACAATTAAAGTGGACTCTTAGTGATAATAAAGAATTGATGGAAAAGAAAAACATAGAACAGATAAACAATGCAGTACTTAAAGGATTTGTCTCATTAGAATATGCATTAAATCCAATAGAGGGTTATATCGGTAAAAGTGTTTCTACAAAAGAGGAACTTGCTGAAAAACTTAAAGGTATAGTATCATCAGATGAAGTATCATCAGAACCGAAGAAAAAGAAAAGGAAAAGGAAAAGGAAAAAGAAATCATCTACTCCATCAACTTCGTCACCAAGTACAACTACAAGTGCACCACCATCTCAAAATAGTGGTCAAGGTGCATATTAATCTACATTTTGAAATTTTAGATAGATATATATTAGAAAGGTTATAGTAAATGGTTATATGGTTCACAGGCCAACCTGGCAGTGGTAAAACAACATTATGTAAGGCATTAAAAGAACAATGGTCGTTTTGGAAACATCAATGTGTTCATATTGATGGAGATGACATCCGAGAAATATTCAGTAATAAAAATTACAATTTTGATGGTAGAGTGAATAACATCAAAACTGCTCAAAATATTGCAAGATTTTTACATAACAAACGTTATAGGGTTTTAGTTTCATTGGTTTCACCCTATAAAAAATTACGAGAAGAATTAAGAGGTCAAGATATTTATCAAGTTTATTGCCATACAACAGAAATTCGTGGTAGAGAAGAATATTTTGTGGATAATTATGAACCACCAACCGAAAATTTTATAGATATGGACACAACAAATAAATCAGTTAAGGAGTGCGTAGATGAAATACTCAATGTTTGTAGGTAGATGGCAAGGATTACACGATGGTCATAGATGGTTATTTGACCAGCAACTTAAAAAGGGAAAGAATATATTGATTTGTATTCGTGATTGTCCTTTAGATGATCCTGATGAAGAAAATGAATTTATAGCAGAAGAAATAATGGGGCACTTGTCTGAAGAATATCGTGATGAGATATTAGAGGGTAAGGTAAAGGTGATGATTATTCCTGATGTAGAAAGTATTAATTATGGTAGAGAAGTTGGTTATGAAATAATAGAACATAAACCACCTGAAGAAATCAGAAACATTCATGGTAGGGAGTTGAGAAGAAATGAAAATTGATGTATTGGATAAGGGATACATAGAATTAGTTGATACTCTTGGTGACGATTTAACACCTGTAAATGCAGCTCGTGTATCATTTGGTGGTCGTTCAGAAGAATTTACCAACAAGGATAAAAGATTATCCAAGTTCTTAATCAAACATAAACATTTTAGTCCATTTAGACATCAACACATTATGGTGATTATCAAGGCACCTGAATTCGTGATGAGACAATGGTATAAGCATGTTGTTGGGATAGAAACCACATCATCAAGTGCCAGTAAAGACCATGCTTGGAATGAGATAAGTGGTCGGTATGTTGAGGTTGAAGATTATTATTATCCTGAAGTGTGGAGAAAACAATCAGAGGATAACAAACAGGCTAGTGATGGTGTATTGGATGATTTACAACAAAAGAGAATGACATCTTTTTACAACGAGTATATGAGACAAGTCGAGATGACTTACGATAGGATGATTGAAGCTGGAATGGCAAAAGAACAGGCTCGTATCGTATTACCATTATCACAATACACACAAGTTTGGTGGACAGCATCATTTCAATCGGTAATGAACTTTATTGAATTAAGAGATGAACCAACATCACAGGTAGAAATACAAGAATATGCAAGAGCATTAAAAACAATTATGATGGAATCATTTCCTGAAACCACTAAGTTATGGAGTGAAATTTATTTGAATGAGGATTAAGAGTAATACCTATGAAAAAGTATGTCATTTGATAGCATCAAATATTCGTGATTTAGTAAAACATCACGAGTTTTCCGTATTAGGATTATCAACAGGTTCAACACCCATTGGTATCTATAAGGAATTATCTAAAATGAGAGATACAAATTTTTCTCGTACTCTCACTTATAATCTTGATGAATATGTAGGGTTGGAAAAAACCCATCCACAATCGTACCATTACTTTATGAGAAAACATCTGTTTGGTAATTTAACATTTCATTCTAATCATTTCCCAACAGAAAAACTTCTTCCTTATTACGATAGTATGATTGATAATTCTGATGGTATTGATATACAGATACTTGGTATTGGAACGAATGGTCATATAGCATTTAACGAACCAGGAACACCAAGAGATTCAAAAACTCGTATAGTTGATTTGACAGAAAACACTATAAAAGATAATAGTAGATTTTTTGATTCAATAGACGAAGTACCTACTCAGGCAAGAACTATGGGAATAGAAACCATAATGAAAGCCAAAAGAATTTATTTAGTGGTACATGGTAGTCATAAAAAAGAAATTTTAGAGAGGGCAGTAAATGGAGATATAACTTCTGATGTTCCTGCTTCATTTTTACAAGAACATCCAAACTGTGAGGTATATTATAGTGAATGATATTAATAAAATAATGATTGTGGCACATCCAGATGATGAAGCGTTATTTGGGGGAGCTGAATTACTATCCCACCCGAATGAATATAAAGTAGTGGTTTTAGATGAATATCATAACGATATCAGACGGAGAGAGTTTTTGGATAGTATGAGATTTATTGGTATTCACGAATATGAACATTGGACAGGATATAAAGGTAAGGAAGATTATTTTAGAGAGAAGTTGATATATGAATTATTAAGAGTATTGAGGGAAAGGGATTATGAAAAGATAGTAACTCACAATGTTCAAGGCGAATATGGACATCCAAGACATCGGGCATGTCATGATGTACTGGCACATCTTAGACCTGAAAAATTATGGTGTTTTGCTAGAGGAAAAAAATTAACAAGTGAGATGATAAATAAAAAAACGGAATTGTTAAAGTGTTATCGTAGTCAAAAAGAGGTATTGGAGTGGTTTAATCCATTCCACGAAACTATAAAAAAGTTTAAGTGAAAAAATAAAATAGGTTATAATGATAATAGAAAACCCAACGGAGTTTGAGAGTTTTTTAGAGAAATACAGACAATCAGATTGTATTATAATTCCAATATTATCTGATACTAATTTACATACTTTAGAAAACACATTGTGTGCCATTTATATTAAATTGATAGATGGTGATGAGTATATTTTGCCATTTAATCACGGAGAATCAACAAATCTCGATGTATCATTATTTAACAAGTTAAATTCAGATCATAAGAAATATGTTTACGATAAAAAACAATTCAATCATATAGCAAAATGGGATAATGTTGTGGATATTAACCTACAATATTATATGGAATACAATCAATCATTACCAATTGAGGAAATTACCACAAATTCACACGATTATTTTAATAGAAAATATTATAAGACAAAAAATGTTAATCGTGTAATTCCTATATTGAAACATTTAGAATTATGTAGAAAACTATCTAATGAATATCAAAAATATATTGATTTGGAAGTTCATCAAGAATATAATGATGAAATAATTGATAATCTAACCTATATAGAAAGTGCTGGACTAAGACATAATGATAAAATAGTATATTCAGAGTATAATCCATATACGAGTACAGGTAGACCAAGTAATAGGTTCGGTGGTATCAATTTTGCAGCCCTAAACAAATCAGATGAATCGAGAAAACCATTTTGTAGTAGATTTGAAAAGGGTATGTTAGTTGAGTTTGACTATGATGCATATCACTTACGATTGATTGGAAATTTGTTAAATTATTCATTTCCAAGTGGTTCAGTTCACGAACATATGGGAGAATTTTACGGATGTGATTATCAAGAGTCTAAAAATAGGTCTTTTAAGTACTTATATGGTCATATTCCTCCTGAAGTGATAAAAACTAACCCATTCTTTGAAAAAGTACATACTTATATTAATAATACTTGGAAATTGTATAAAAATCAAAAATTTATACAATCTGATATTTATAGTAAGAAGATATATAGAAAAAATCAGGCCGATATGAATCGTAATAAGATATTTAATTATATGATTCAATTAATGGAAACTGAAAATAATATGAAGATACTAACTAATCTTATACCGTTTATGAAACAATATAAGAGTAAGCTAATATTATATAGTTATGATTCTTTTCTATTCGACTTTAACTTAGAAGATGGAGTTGAGTTTTTGAAAAAAGTTAAAAAAATTATTGAGAGTAATGGGTTATTTCCTACTAAAACAGGTAAGGGGACTAACTACCATGAAATGGTTGATATAACGGAGAGATTATGAAAAATTGGGATAAAATATTAAAAGATTTTTCACACAAATGTAAAGGTGGTGCACCAGATTTAAAGAATCCAACACACCTTCAGTTTTTAAGAGAATCATTGATTAAATTTGGTTGGAAAGAAAATGCCACGAATGAATTTATTGGTAATTTAAGGGAAGATAAAAAAGAAGATTGGTGGTCAAAGTTAACACCACCAGAACAGGCAGATTATATTAAAAAACATCCTGGTTCAAAAAAGGCGATTCAAGCTAAAAAAGAAAAAGAGAAACAAAAAAAATCACAAAAATCAGGTAAAGGTCAAAGTGAAAGTGAAAGTGCTAATGTAACACAACCAACAAAAGAACAATCATCTAAAGAGTCATCAAAGGCCAAACGGATGGAAACGATGGTTGATCTTATTTCAAGAGAAAAATCTATTACAGATGAGGCTGGTAGTAGTTCGTTGAATGAGGAAGATGCACGAAAGTATTCCGATTATTTAGAAACAATTAATACACCTGAAGGATTTGATGCTTGGGTTAAGGAAGAAAAACAACGGAGACAAGATTTAGTAAATAAACACGGTGCAGTAAACAATAAAACAATAAATAAGTTGGATGACGACCTTAGAGAAGAATTGTGTGGAACGAGTGGTAAGGTTTCTACTCGTGGTGTCCATCAAGGAAAAAAGAATTGTCCAGAGTTTACAAAATTATATAATTCAGTATCAACAAAAGGAGGCCCACCTGATAATGCAGTAACAGGTAATTATCCTGATGATATGGTATATCCAGAAGGACATTCGAAATCAGGTCAACCACATCCATATGCTGGTAAATCAAAAAAGGGAGTTAGGTATCAAAATGTTTTAAAGGCCTATTTGGAAACTGGTGGGGTATGTCCTATAACAAAAGAAGTTGTTCCATTACAAGATATGCAATTAGACCATATAGTATCATTGGATAATGGTGGAAAAGATGAACCTGGTAATTGGATGTTTACTAAGACGAATATTAATCAGTTTAAATCTTCAAAGGAAAATCCAGCAATTCAAGCAGATTTAGAAGAAATATTGAATATGACAGACGAAGAATGGGAATCAAAAGAAGCTGAAAATAAATTTAAAAATTATAAAAAGAACGAACAAAGAGCATTTTGGAGATCACAATTTGAAAGTGGAGCAGCCCATCCAACTGAAGAACAATTAAATAAAATGAACAAAGATGAAGTGGATGCTTTTGTTTATGCGTATAATGAAACAGCTTCAGAGGACGAGCAGATATCAAGATATGGAACTCAGAAAAAACAAGTAACATTAGATAATGGTGAAAAGGTAGACCTTACTTACGCAAGAGGTGAGGGTGGAAATGCTATAAGACCATTAGAAAATAAGCCTGAAACTTGGGGACTTTATGTTGATGAAGATACGGGTGAAGTAAAACAAGATAAATCAGTCAAATCATATAAAGATGCAGCAAAAAGATATAAGGCAGCACGAGGTAGTGGTGGTAGAGGTAAAGGGAAACAAGGTTTGGTAGATGCAATTGTATCTAAGGGATTGGTTACAAGACTTAAAGATGACAAAGCTACTAATGAAATAGTAGATGAGGCTTTGGATAATCACAGAAAAGGAATTGTAGATTCACCTGAAAAACAAAGACTTGATAGAGCAAAAGAAAAGATTAAAAAATTATCAGCTGGTGGAAAGACTACTGGTATTCAGATGAAAAAGAAGGTTGACTCACAAATGAAACAATGGAATGTAGATAATCCACCACCAACTACGGAAAAAGTCAAAACTGGTGAGGATGAATCTGGTAATCCAATTTTTACAGATAAGAAATTACCAGTTGGAAAGAATGGTAAAATTACCAAGGCAGGTAAAAGGTCAAAGGCATATAAAGATTACGAAAAGAAAAGAGATGAACAGGAGTATCGTTATTATAGACAAGAATTCTATAATACATTAGGTCAGGAAGTTTAGATGAGAACACAACTACTATGTACATTCACAAAACGAAACAGACTCTACGAAACCGTAGGCTTAATCATTGAGTGCCACGATATTGTATTCAATAAAGTTTATGTGTTTCAAAATGAGGATGACCACCATTCGTTAATCTGTACATATAATATACCACAGAATCAAGATAATTTTATCGAAGGTATAGATACGATAGCACTTCATAGAAAGAAACAAACCAATACACTTTATACTATTAATTCATTAAATGAGATTATCAGAGAAAAGAATAATGGTGTATTGGATAAGACATTTCCTGTACCTTGGGAAGAATATCAGAACACCCTATTATTAGTAAATGATGAGGGATTAAATAAAATTCATACACGAATTTACACCATTGTAAACGTGGATACTTGGGAGAATGACCAAAAATTAAAAGATGAATTATAGGTTTTATTATCCAGATTGGAATAGTAGAGAAGATGTTTGTAAAAAACATCCACAAATAAAAGAAATTACAAAAGAACCCATAGCTTTTTGGTATGGAGTTGGGCCTAAGAGAACAATTAGGAAAACCAAACATTCCATACAAAGATTACTCAAACGGGCACATCCATATTTACCAGTATTGGTAATATATTCAATACCATACAGAGATTTAGGACATCATTCAAAAGGTGGTGCAGATTCAGATGATGAATACTTGGAATTCATACAAGAGTTTTGTAGTTCACTTGGAGATAAATCACCAATCGTAATATACGAACCTGATTGTATTCCACACATGGAACAAATGGGTGTGGTTGATGGGTTGGATAGGATGAGGTTGATTAAGGCAAGTATTGAGTTGTTAAGTAGGACAAATGCATCAGTTTATATAGACATAGGACACCCAAAATGGTTAAGTGTTCCTAAGGCAGTAAGTTATTTAGGATTATGTGATATTCACAAGGTAAAAGGATTTGCACTAAACACGAGTAACTATTATGCCACTACAACTTGTTATGAATATGGAAAGAAGATTTCAAAACGACTTAATAATACTCATTTTGTAATAGACACCTCAAGAAATGGTAATGGAGCTAATTCAGAACATTTCAATCCGTTTGGTCGTTCAATTGGTGAATATCCAACCACACAAACTTGTGATGAAATAGTAGATGCTTACTTGTGGGTAAAGGTGCCTGGTGAAAGTGATGGAAGGGTTAATGGAGGTCCTAAGGCTGGGAGATTTAGTCATGGATTGGCATTAGACTTGATACATAATAAGAAATGAAACAAGGTTATGAAATAGTAAATGATTTTCTTACAGAAGAAGAACATAAACATTATTTAAGTGTATCGGAACAACGATATATAGATTCCCAAAAAAATGATAGTGAATATTACTCTTGGAATGGAAAAAATAATTTAAATAAAATTGAGGGTGCATGTAACTTTGAACCAGAGTTTTTAAAATTAGCATCCCATCCCACATTAGTAAATAAGGCAAGAGAATTATTAAATACAGAGGATAGTATTGATGTTTATATTAGTAAATTCTTTCCGATGATTCCAAGAGTAGGAAAATCTACATTTATGCATCAAGATAATTATTACTTTAATGGTAATCCAAAAAAGATAGTAAGTTGCGCAGTTTACCTACAAGATACCACGAAAGAAAATGGTTGTTTACGAGTAGTTGAAGATTCACACAATCAAGGTATATTTCCACATGATTTAGAAAGTGAAATACCATATGTGAAGTGGATTGATAAAAAATTGTTAAAGGATTACAATATAATTGATTTGGAGTTAAAATCACCATATGCAGTATTTTTTAATATCAATATGGTACATGGTTGTTATAAAAATAAATCAAATGATACACGATTTAGTTTGGCATGGGAGTATATTGAAACATCAAATCGAGATGTTCAAATGTCTGATGAATTGTGGTGTGATAGGAATACCATATGAAAAATTTATACACACAGAGATTTAATCCAGATCCTAAATGGTGGATGGATGGATACCACGATTACAATAAATATTTTGTTGGATTTATTCATATGCTAAACGACCTATGGGGAGATTGGAATACCTACGCAGATAAAAAGAAGTGGAATATGATTGAAATCGGTAGTTATATGGGAGAATCAATTCTATTGTTTAATTCTATTGGTATCTTTAACGAGATACATTCGATAGAACCATTTGAAGGACACGAACAGCACATGGTAGATTATGGATATGATTGGGATTTTGTTAAAGAAGAATTTAAAACCAATACAAGATTATGTAAGAATATTATCCAATATGAAGATTATAGTTATAATGTTGTTGATAATTTTGAAGATAATTCAATTGATTTTATTTATATAGATGGTGACCATTCATATGCGGGTGTGAAACGAGATGTAGAATTATTTATACCAAAGGTTAAAAATGGTGGTTTTATTGGAGGTCATGATTATGACCATCAAGAATGGATGGGTGTGTGTGATGGTGTAGATGATGCATTACTTGGTAAACCAACTAAAACCTATCTCGACACGAGTTGGATTAAAAAAATAGTTAAATAATTAAAAAAACACTTGACTTGTATAGGTTTTTCGTGTTAAGATCAAGTATGAAAAAGAAACCACAGCATATTGAATTGATTCCATCTCGTGGTGTTAAAATAAATAAGAAAAAATATGGTCGAAGAATTCAACAACTCGAACATATACTTAATGATAAGACATATATTACAGAAGATAATTACAACTCATATCACGAGTTTATTCGTAGTATGCATGGGGCATTAGTAAAGGGTAGAAAGATTACATATAAAATGGAATCAGCAATTACCAAGATTGTTAAAACTTACTCAAAACACATCAAACCAGAATATCAAATAAAACGATTAGAATATATTGAGAAAACTCTAAAGAAGGTACAATCAATTCGTGTTCTTTTAGATAAATGTAACTATTTACCTGATTATAGGTATGGAAAGGATATGTTCTTGGATTCCATAGAGAATCAAGTCAAAAGAAGAGCGTATTTAAGTAAAAAACAAAGGGTATATCTAAATAAATTTCATCAACAATTTACAAAAAAAGTTAAAAAAAATGAAAAAAAGACTTGACTTTAACGCAAATTCTTCGTAAGATCAAGTATGAATGAGAGAGAAAATATGAACAAAATCAAACACTTTAATCCAATGGCACTTCGTGAGAAGTATTCTGTTGGTAATCTTAATAAGAAGAACAATTATAGTTCTTTTTGGTTAGGTAATGATTGGGATACCACATCAACTTTTGATGATGAGGATAATAAACCCAAAGGTCCTGACCTAATTCAATTAGCGTCTTACAGACGAGCAATCGCTAACTTTGTTAATATCGTAACGAGTCAAGATGTTCCTGTTACTTTCAACGCGACAGGAGATAGTTATACTGATGGTAAAAAAGTAGTTATCTCATCTAAGTTAGATGACAAACTATTTGATTCAACCGTAGGTTTAGCACTTCACGAAGGAAGTCATATCAAACTTTCTGATTTTGATTTCTTAAAGAATTTAGAAAATAACATCCCACAAGAATACTTTATTCGTAGTAAGAAAAAAGGTTATTCTAAAAATGATGTTATGTCTTATGTTAAAAATTTACTTAACTATGTAGAAGATAGGAGAATTGATTTTCATATCTTTTCTAACGCTCCAGGATATAAGGGGTATTATCATTCTATGTATGACAAGTATTTTTACTCAAAAGTAATTGATAAAGCACTTGGTACTGATGAGTACACCGAAGAAAATATGGATTCTTATATGTTCCGTATTATCAACCTTACTAATAAAAATACTGATTTATCTAAACTTAATGGTTTAAGAGATGTTTGGAAAGTTCTTGATATTAAGAATGTTTCTCGACTAACCAATACTGAATCAGCTTTCAATACCGCACTTGATATTTACAATGTTATTCTTAACAACCTTCCTGATGGTGTTGAGAAAACTGATGACAATGGTAATACATCATATGATAGACAAGATGGAAGTGGTAATTCAGAAGAATCTACTGAGGGTAGTGGTTCATCACCTAAGAGTGGTGGTCAAGAAGAATCTCGTGAGATTACTGATACAGAATTTGAATCACTTCTTGATTCTATCGAGAAAGGTGAATCAGAAGAAAGTCAAAGTGGTGGTTCCGCAGTTGATACAAGTGGTATGGATTTACCTGAGTCTAAGAAGAAAGAAAGTAATTCCAAACCAACTTCTCTAAATACTCTATCAGACGCACAGAAGAAAACTCTTGAAAACGCAATCAAGAAACAAAAGAAATTTATGGATGGAGATATCCAAAAGAACAAACTTTCTAAGAAAGACAAACAAGCTATTGATTCTATTGACCAAAGTGGAATGTCTTATAAGGAAGTTGGTAAAGACCTCAAGAAAGATTCTGAGTATGGTAGAAGTGTAAAGTCTACCAAGTGTATCTTGGTTAAGAATTTCAATAAAGCATTGGTTGATTCTGATACTATTGGAATGATTAGTACTTCTCGTTGGTATAGAGAAGATACAGAAGAAGCAGTAAAAGAAGGTTTAAGACTTGGACAAGTTCTTGGTAGAAAACTTTCCGTTAGAACTGAATCAAGAGATACCAAGTATACAAGAAAGAACACAGGAAGAATCGACAAGAGATTAATTTCTGAGTTAGGTTTTGGAAATACTGATGTATTCCAACAGACTTTTGTTGATACTTTTCCAGACGCTTTCCTTCACATCTCAGTAGACGCGAGTGGTTCTATGGGTGGTTCAAAGTGGACTAACACAATGAAGTCTGTAACCGCTATGGTAAAAGCAATTGATATGATTGAAGGTGTAGATGTGGTTGTGAGTTTCCGTTCCACACAAAATAGTGGTGGTCATACTCGTAGAAGTTCTACTTACAGACCAATTATGTTAATCGCCTATGATTCTCGTAAGGATAGTTTGGTTAAAGTAAAAACTCTTTTCAAGTATCTACAACCAAGTGGAACTACTCCTGAAGGTTTATGTTACGAAGCAGTTATGGATGAAATGGTTGAAGGTATGAAAGATAGAGAATCATACTTCCTAAATTTTTCCGATGGGATGCCGATGTTTCAAAATGATGACTTAGATTATTATCACGGAACAGCTACCAACCATACCAAGAAAATGGTTAAGGAACTTCGTAATCGTGGAATCAAAGTTTTGAGTTATTTCGTTGGAGATTCAGATTATGACAGAGATAGAAGTATGAGTGATTTCAAAAAAATGTATGGTAAGGATTCTCAATACATCGATATAACTTCTGTAACAGCAGTTTCAAGAACTATGAACAAGAAATTCTTGGAAAAGAATTAATGATTAAATGGTTTCTCTCAAAGTGGTATAAACATAGTCCGACCTGTAATTGTGGTTGGACTATGAAACCCACACAAGTAAGACGAGAGGAATATAGTTGGATATGTATATGGAAAAAATGTGGATGGGAAACCTACCAATCGAGTAATGGTAGATTACATTGGTATAGAAGATGAAAAAAAACTTAAAAAAAGTGAAAAAAACACTTGACTTTTACAAAAATTATTCGTAAGATCAAATATAATCAAAGGGAATTAAATGAAAAACTTACTTTATACAATAGCAGAATTTTTAACAATGGTTTGGATATTCTTTGTATTCGGATTATTAATGGTATTGGGAAATATTTAAATTATTTTGAAAATAATGAAAAAAAGACTTGACTTATATACACTTTTTGTTGTAAGATCAGGTATGAGAAATGAGAGATTAACTAACTTAATAAAGGGAAAAAAAAGTTATGAATAATACAATAGTAAAAATAGAGATGTCGGGTAACCGATATAACGCTTGGGATATTGATGGTAATAAACTTACCTCAGAAATCTCAACTTCCACAAGGAAATCAGCTTATGAAGCTGGTATGTGTTTGGAAAAACGAAGTGGAAAAAATGATAGGACTTATTGGTGGAAAGTTCCAATGAGTAAATTTGACGAGATGTCAGCTCCTGTCATTGATGTTTCATCAGTTGATGTTCCATCAGACCACGCTGAAATGTTGAATTTCATTCATAGTTCTTATCAACTTAAACCTAAAGGTTTGGTTATGAAAGAACTGAATTGGAAATATTTGGTTAGAGGAGCGGTTCGTGGAAAGAATCTTCTGATGACAGGACCCGCTGGTTGTGGTAAAACAATGGCAGCTAAGTCATTGGTAAACGCTTTGGATAGACCTGACTTCTACTTTAACTTAGGAGCGACTCAAGATCCTCGTTCAACTTTAATTGGTAATACTCACTTTGATAAGAAGAAAGGAACTTACTTTTCTGAATCATTGTTTGTTACCGCAATCAAGACACCAAACGCTGTGATTCTACTTGATGAGTTATCAAGAGCTCATCCAGACGCTTGGAATATTCTGATGACCGTTTTAGATAGTGGTCAAAGATATTTGAGAATTGATGAATCAGATGGTTCTGAAACCGTACCTGTCGCTGAAGGTGTTACATTCGTCGCGACCGCTAATATCGGTAACGAATACACTTCTACTCGTGTTATGGATAAAGCACTTATGGATAGATTCACTATCGTAGAAATGGATGTTCTTTCTGATGAAGAAGAATATGGTCTTTTGACTTATATGTTTCCTCATGTCGATCCTGACTTACTAAAGTCTGTTTCAGAAATCGCCCATCAAACTCGTTCCGAGTCTAAGAACGATAGTGGTAGAATCTCCAATGGAATCTCCACGAGAACTTCTGTGGAAATCGCAGGATTACTCTATGATGGTTTTGGTTTAGATGAAGCCGCTGAAGTTACGGTTTACCCTCAGTTTTCTGAGGATGGTGGAATGGAGTCCGAGAGAACTTATGTGAAACAGCTCGTTCAGAAGTATGTTTCCGATGGAAGTTCTGATGACTTATTCAATGAAGAAGAAATCGAAAACGCTAATCTCTAAGATTAGTATCAAAGAAGAAACCGCTTTAAATAGTGGTTTCTTCTATATCATTTAACTACTTATTATAAGGATAATAAATAATGGATAAAACCCTAAAAAAGAAATTGGACAAACTTACAGATCAAGATTTGTTTATGAACGAAGATGTAAGATTGACTTATATTGAAAATGTTGTAAGGAAACTAAAACAAGGTGTGTATCCTACATCCAATTTAAAGCGTCTTGACTATTTGATTAAACGACATAATCGAATTAAAGAGATGAAAAAAGATTTGAAAAAAAGAGGTTAGTTCCTCTCTCTCAGAGGTGGTATCATTCCCCTTTATTGGTATCACCTCGCATTTTTAGGAAAGGGAACTAACACAAACTATGGGAGTGCATATGAAAAGGATAATAGAAGGTGTGTTAGAAGATTTAGTTGGTAGTGAATTAAATTTTGAATCAAAAACTGCAAGAGATACAATTACAAAATTAGTAACATCAGCATTAAGAAGTGAAGGTACTTATATTAAAAATAATGAAATAAAATCAACACCAAATGATTTAAAACTTGGTGGTAAAGTACGAGAACTTAGTAATCAAATTTACAGAGAAATGACAGCAGATGGATTACCAATTGGTGGAGATGTAGAGGCAGTATTGGAATCACAGAGGTTAGCAGAAGAAATAGTAAATGGGAAAAATGACGATTGGATATATGAATCACCAGATGGTGGAGAAACTGTATTCAGAAGAAAATTCGAGGATTATAATCCTGAAAATAAGGAACATATAGATTGGGAAACCAAAGAACCAACGGGCAAAACTTTTTTAGAGTATCCGTGGCACAAGAAAGATGAAAGATAAATGTGTAACTTGTGGAGTTGATAGTATCTTTGATTTGAAAGAACACATAAAATTTAGAATAGGTTATATTCGAGGAGTAGGTCAATTGTGTTTGGGGTGTTATGATGAAATTTATTTTAAATCAAAAACCGAAAAGGAAATGAAAAATGAAAATGGAACAATGGTCAGGCTTTGATAAGTACTGCGTAATGTTAAACGGAGAAGGTTCTACTGCAAAGGGAGCAAGAATGGGATATCAGGCATACTTAGACTTTAAAAGAGTAAAAGAAGCTTTACATCAGATATCAAAGTCAGATAGTGGTTATTCTTATGATGGTAATATTTATAGTAAGAGTATTACATCCTCAAGGGCCACACAAATTTTAATGAAATTAGAAGAAGCCAAATGGGATGATGATATAATTATAGTAGCTAAACAAATAGGTGCTGACAGCATGTTATCACCGAGACGATAGGGGAAACTTATTTCTCTTATCGGTATAGGAGAAATAAAATGGCAAAGAAACCAGCGTCGTTTGAGTATAACGGCACACTTGTTAAAGTTTTAGATGGAGATACAATCGATTGTTATATTGATTTGGGTTTCGATTTAAAAATTAAAAAAAGAATTAGATATATGGGTATTGATACTTGGGAAAGTAGAACTCGTGATTTAGATGAAAAGAAAAAAGGACTAGCAGCCAAAGCTCGTAACAAAGAGTTATTAGAGGCTGGTACTTTCAAGATAGTTTCACATGGAACTGGTAAGTTCGGTAGAGTATTGGGTGAGATATTTGTTTCACCAGATGCAGTAGGACACGAAGTATCAGAAAATGTTGATAAATCATCTGATGGATTGGTTAGTATTAATGATATACTGATCAATGAAGGACACGCTTACGAGTACGATGGTGGTAAGAAAAAGAAATTTGTCGCTGAAATACAAACAGAAAAGGCAGCTAAGAAAGAAGATTTAGTTGATAAACCAGCAGAGGAATAAAATGACATACGAAATAGTAGTAAGTTACTCTACTGAAAACACTACCCAGCTATACAAGTATTATTACTGGGAAGAATAAAAATGAATAAGTGGGATAGAGTAGAGAAGAAACCAAAAAGAATTAAGTATACCAAACAAGATGAACTTTTTGATTATCTAAAAATGGGATTAATTATTTTGGTGGGATATCTATTCTTCCACTTTATAATAATGGGATGGACATTATGAAATATAAGGTTATAAAAGACTATCCAACAGCAAATGGTATTCTTTATAAAGATGAGTTAGTTAATGAAGCAGGTAACTCTACTTTAAAGGGGCATATCAGAGTTAAGGATAATATGGGCCGAATTTGGTTCGTACCGAAACAAACAATAAAAAAAATAAAATAGCATAAAAAACCTATCGTTTGGGATTTTTTGTGTATATATATATTATGTCTTTCGGGACAAAAGTTTTTTGACAAATTGAAAATGGAAAGTAGAGAGACTAATTATCTCTCTATGGGATTGACCGAACAATGAGTGACTTCGAAGCTCATAAGGTAATCCGCTCTTAGACTCGTGGTGAGTTGGTATTCGGGTAAATGTTCAAAATACCTTGCGACAGCATTAAGAGAATGTACTTTCAGATAAAATTAAGAACGCGATTCTTAGACCTTGTTATGGGTAAGGGTAAAACCGAAATCCCATCTTGTGACCGAATAAACTAAACTCAGAGAGTTAAGGTAATGGCACAGAGGTTGTACTCACTTTGACGATGACTAACCATCATTGAGGAGAACCAAAGTAACTTTTGGGTGTTAGGTACAAGGTAAAAAAAATCTGAGTCTGAAAGTTGTAGGTATTCGCAAATCCTACATCCCCAAATTTTCATTTTTGGAAGGTATCTTTACAGATTGAAAAGATGAGAAGGGTGTTATTGTATTCCCTAACTTTCCATTTATTTAGGTGGTGAGGCTTTCTTACATATACCCGATAATTTTAATTATCTAAAACTCACCACCTTTTTTTTTAGCAAAAAATTTGTGTTGTTTTTAAAACAAACCAATACTTATAGTTGTACAGAAAAATATGTACAATTACAAAATAACAAATAAACATAAACAAATAAGGAGATAACAAATGGATATTGAAGCCGTAAGAAAGCGACTAAACCAGTTACAAACCTCAACTACAAGAACAACAAACTTGTGGAAACCTCAACCAGGAAAGACACAAATCCGTCTTTTACCTTACAAACTAAATCAAGAAGTTCCTTTTATCGAACTATTCTTTCATTATGATTTAGGTGGAAAGTCTTATCTTTCACCAATCTCATTTGGTAGACCAGATCCGATTGAAGAATTTGCTGAAAAACTAAAGTCAAGTGGAAATCGTGAAGATTGGAGACTTGGTAAGAAGTTAGAAGCAAAACTCAGAACTTTTGCACCAGTTTGTGTTCGTGGTGAAGAAAACCAAGGCTCTAAGTTTTGGGGATTTGGTAAAACCGTATATCAAGAACTACTATCAATTATAGCAGATCCTGATTATGGTGATATTAGTGATCCAGTTAATGGACGCGATGTAGTGGTTGAATTCCTAACAGCTGAAGAAACAGGAGCGTCGTTTCTTAAGACTAACATCCGTGTTAAACCAAACCAAACACCAGTTACAGAAGATAAAGCAGTTTTATCTACATTACTTGATGACCAAAAAGATATCCGTGAGGTATATAATGAGTTAAGTTATGATGAACTTGCAGAAGCTTTACAAGATTGGTTAAACCCAAGTGAAGATGGTGAAGATAAAGGCTCAGACAATTCCGTACCAGCATCAACAACAAAGAAATTAGAAAGTGCAGTAACAAACACTTCTAATGTTAGTGATGCTTTTGATGACCTGTTTAATAAATAGAAAAGGAGACATATATGTCTATATCAGCAAAAGATGAACTTGCACAAGTTCTTGCCGATAACCTTAATAAGCAGTTCAAGGATACGAAAGTAGCCTATTTCTTAGATGGTTCAAATGCTACACCAACAGATGTAAAGGAATTTATATCAACTGGTTCATCAATTTTAGATCTAGCAATCTCCAATCGTCCTAATGGTGGAATAGCCGTAGGACGAATTACGGAGATAAATGGTTTAGAATCAAGTGGTAAATCTCTAATAGGAACTCACATTCTTTCAGAAACTCAGAAGAAAGGTGGTATAGCAGTTTATATCGATACCGAAACTTCTGTTAGTAGAGAATGGTTAGAAACTATTGGTGTTAATGTTCAAGACTTGTTATATCTTCATGTCGAAACCGTAGAAGATATATTTCAATGTATTGAAAACATTGTTACCAAGATTAGGGAATCAGATAGAGATAGGTTAGTTACAATCCTCGTGGATAGTTTAGCAGGGGCATCGACCAAAGTAGAGATGGAAGCCGATTTCGAGAAAGATGGATGGGCAACAAGTAAAGCAATTATCGTTTCTAAAGCGATGAGGAAGGTTACACAAATGATTGGTAGAGAAAGAATAGCTCTTGTCTTTACTAATCAACTCAGACAGAAACTCGGAGTAATGTTCGGTGATCCTTGGACAACAAGTGGTGGTAAGGCATTACCATTTCACTCATCAACTCGTATTCGTTTAAAGAATATGGGACAAATCAAAGATACAGCAAAAAATGTATTGGGTATGAAAACTCGATGTCAGATTATCAAGAATCGTTTAGGCCCACCATTACGACATGCCGATTTCAATTTATACTTCGATAGTGGTATAGATGATATGGGAAGTTGGTTAACGGTCCTGAAAGAACACAAACTCTTGAAAGTTGCTGGAGCTTGGTACACTTTAGAATATAAAGGTAAGGATATCAAATTTCAATCTAAAGACTTTGATAAGAAGTTGAAAGAAACTGATGGACTACAAGAACACCTTTATGATTTAATCTGTGAAGCATCCATACTGAAATACCAATCAAAAGATTTAGGTATTGATGATGTGGTTTACACAGATGAAGTGATTGGTGATGAATAATGGCAAATACCTTTCTATTCTTGACGAAATAAAGAAGCACGGCGGTGAAACTAACACATCAAATCCCAATGAAAAAGTACTGATAATAGATGGCTTAAATACCTTTATTAGAGTATTCTCAGTTATACCAACTACTAATGATGATGGAATTCACATTGGTGGAATAGTTGGTTTTCTTAAATCAGTTGGTTACGCAATTAAGATGTTAGCTCCTACCCGCACTATCATTACTTTTGATGGTAAAGGTGGGAGTAACCGCCGCCGTAAACTTTATCCTGAATATAAAGCGAAACGAAGAACAGGCAAAATTAGACTCAATCGTGTAAACGATTTTGAAAATATCGAAGATGAACGACACTCAATGATGATGCAATTATCTCGTTGTGTGGAATACTTAGAGAAGTTACCTGTAAGTATAATGTCTATTGATGGTATTGAGGCAGATGACGCTATAGGATATGTATCAAAGCAAATATTACCAAATAGTAATGTTGTTATCATGTCCACCGATAAAGATTTCTTACAATTAGTAAATGACAGAATTTCAGTTTGGTCACCTACTAAGAAGAAGTTGTATAATCCTGAAATGGTATTAGAGGAATATAATGTAACATCAGAAAATCTATTATTGAGTAGAGTTTTTGAAGGTGATACTTCCGATAATATAAAAGGGGTAAAAGGTATTGGTGCTAAAACCTTACTAAAACACTTTCCTGATTTAGGCACAGAAGGAAAGGTTATGTCGTATGATGATGTAATCAAAGAGGCACAGAAACATCAAGGAGAGAGATTTTACAATCTAATACTTGATAACCAAGACACCATAGATATTAATCACAGATTGATGCAATTATCAGATGTGGATATTAGTGGTGGTGCTAAATTAAAGATTAACCGAATAGTAAATGGTAAGATACCTGAACTGAATAAAGTAATCTTTCAGAAGATGTTTATTGAGGATAGAATGTTTGGTGCCTTACCAAATATGGATAGTTGGATAATGCAAACTTGGACTCAACTCAATAGGTTTGCTAAAATAAACAATGGGTAGAAAAAAGAAATATTATACCGAAAAGGAAAAACTCGAAGCCCAACGAAAGTGGCAGATGGATCACTATGAGCGCAATAAAGAGAGGATTCTAAAAAAGGCTAAAGAAAGGTATAGATTGAAAAAACTCGAAGAACGAAGAAGGGAAAAAAGGAGAAAAATGTATGGCGACCAGTAAAACAATCAATGGGGATTGTTTAGAGGAACTAAAGAAACTCGATGATAATTCAATAGATTTACTTTGTACAGATCCACCATACGGATATGGATTTATGGGGAAACATTGGGATACATTTCAAGAAAAACAATCTACCAAATCCCAAACCGTAGGTTGGATGAGTCCTGGTATGAAGAAATCCACATATGGGATGAAAGAGTTTTTTGTTCCTATTTGGGAAGAAGCATTACGAGTACTAAAACCTGGTTCATTTTCATTCGTGATGAGTGCACCAAGAAGTGATGTTCAGATGGTTATGTTACAGACATTACAAGAGGCAGGATTTGATGTTAGTTTCACACCAATCTATTGGACATATGCTACAGGTTTTCCAAAGGCTATGAATGTTGGTAAGAAAACCGAAAAGGAAAATCTTGAAGGAAGTTACGCTGGATACCAACCAAAACCCGCTGTAGAAATCGTCATAGTCGCAATGAAACCATTAGACCAAAAAACTTATGTAGGTCAGGCACTTAATAATCAAAAAGGTGTAACTTGGTTAGATGATTGTAGAATACCATTCGGTGATATGAACGATAAAGAACAATTTGATAAAGACAATGTGGCTGGACAAGTGAACTTCGATGGTAGATACGAAAAGGATAGTGGTAAAATGTATGAAGGTGGTTGGGATAAACCTATGAGAAAAACCACCAAGAGAAAACCAAGAGAAGAAAATACGGTATTCAAGACAAGTGGATTTAAGAGTGAAGATAATGATACAGCGGAAGCATCACCATTTGGTAGATTTGCAGCAAACCTATTAATAAGTGATGATATATTAGAAAAAGATTTTAGTAGATTTTATAGTTTAGATTCGTGGTGGGAAGATAGATTGACTAAATTACCAGATGAAATTAAAAGAACATTTCCATTTTTAGCAGTTCCAAAACCAAGTAAATCAGAAAAGAATAATGGGTTGGGTAGATTTGAAAAACAAGAAAAAATATTTAATGGTCAAAGTGATAAACCGAGTAAAGATATGAAAGGTGTGGAACAGAAATTCACAACACAACCATCAGCAAATAATCATCCAACCGTAAAACCAACAACCTTAATGAGCTACTTAATTACACTTGGTAGTCGTAAAGGTGATGTCGTATTAGATCCATTCGCAGGTAGTGGAACAACAGCAATTAGTTGTGTGTTTTCAGAGCGAAATTACCTACTTATTGAAAGAGAAAAAGAGTATTATAAAATACTAAAAGCTCGAATTAAGAAGGCAGAAAATCCTGCAGGAATCGTACAACATGAGTGGTTTTAAAAATGAGTGATAAATCAACTTTATCCCAATTCGGTCATGTCTTTCAATCAAAGACAATATCATCTTTATTATCAGATAAGAAATTTATACAAACTATATCAGACATACTTGAACCAGAGTATTTTGATAGTGATGCCAACAAATGGATATGTAAGGAAATAAGAGATTATTTCTTTGAGTATAAAACTCCACCAACACTTGAAGTGATGAAAGTTAAGATTGATGATATGGAGAATGAGGTTTTACAAGTTTCAGTAGTGGAGAATCTCAAGGAAGCTTGGAGAAATGTAAAATCAACTGATTTAAAATTTGTTCAAGAACAAACATTAGAGTTTTGTAAAAATCAAGTTATGAAACAGGCTATTATGAATAGTGTGGATTTGATTGAGGTTGGTCAATATGACCAAATCAAAAAACTCGTGGATAATGCTATGAAGGCTGGTTCTGATAGAGATTTAGGACATGATTATATTATTGGAATAGAAGAAAGATTAACTCAATCATCAAGGGTTACGGTAAAAACAGGTTGGGATCCGATAGATGAGGTTATGGATGGTGGATTGGGTGCAGGAGAACTTGGAGTTGTAGTGGCACCAGCTGGTATTGGTAAGTCTTGGTGTTTACAAACAATTGGTTCTGCAGCAGTTAAAGAAGGATTGAATGTAGTTCATTATACTTTGGAGTTGAATGAGAATTATGTTGGACTTCGTTATGATACGGTTTTTAGTGGAGTTACCACATCAGATATACAATTTTATCAAGAGGATGTCAAGAAAAAAATAGACTCACTCAAGGGAACATTACTGATTAAGTATTTCCCCACAAAAAGTGCTTCAGTTCAAACCTTAACTTCACATCTAAGTCAGATAGAAATTCAGAATCAAAAACCTGATTTAATATTAGTTGATTATGCAGATATTCTTAAAGGTGTGGGTAGTGAGAAACGGCATGTATTAGAAAATATCTACGAGGATTTAAGAGGATTAGCAGGTGAATTAGATTGTCCAATATGGACAGCCTCACAGGCAAATCGTAGTTCATTGGAAGAAGAAGTGATTGACGCTACAAAGGTCGCAGAAGCTTATAGTAAAGTAATGATAGCAGATTTTGTAGTATCGGTTAGTAGAAAAGTAGAGGATAAAATAGCAAACACAGGTAGGTTTCATGTAATAAAAAATAGATTCGGTCCTGATGGAATTACGTTTCCATCAAGTATTAATACTAATATTGGTAAGATAGATGTTTATGAAGCCAATACACAAGATGGTCAAAGTACTCAAGGAAAAATGGATAACAGCCAAGAGTATTTGAGAAAAACTTTAGCAAACAAATATAACAATTCTCAGAAAGATACCGATGGCTTCGAATAAAAATCTATATATATCATACTTATATGAGGTAAAGTTATGGAAAGCAAATTAAAAAATGGGAGAAATCGTGAAGATGGAAAAGTTTAAGTTATCAGAAAATTTTATTAATAAGTACAAAAGAAGAAAAGCTCCCTTTGGTTTTAACGGATTAGGTGAGTTAGTTTATATGAGAACCTATTCTCGAATCAAAGAGGATGGTAAAAATGAGAGATGGTGGGAAACCGTTCAACGAGTTGTTGAAGGTACTTACACTATGCAAAAAAATTGGATTGATTCACATCAATTAGGGTGGAATCCGTGGCAAGCTCAAGCGTCCGCACAGGATATGTATGAGCGAATATTCACTATGAAATTCTTGCCACCCGGCCGAGGTCTTTGGGCAATGGGAACAGCCGTTACCGAAGAAAAAGGTTTGTACGCCGCCCTAAACAATTGTGCATTTGTATCAACTAAAACACTAAAAGAAGATTACTCGAAACCATTTTGTTTCCTTATGGATGCAAGTATGTTAGGAGTGGGTGTTGGATTTGATACAAAGGGTGCTGGAGAAATAGTAGTTAAAGGAGTGGACAAGGATAGAGATGTACAGACATTTGAAATACCTGATACTCGTGAGGGTTGGGTAGAATCTTTAAAACTACTATTAGAAGCTTACTTTCATGGTCAAGCGCCAATCGAGTTTGACTATTCAAAAGTCAGACCAGCTGGAGTACCAATCAAAGGTTTTGGTGGAGTTAGTTCAGGTCCTGAACCATTAGAAGAAGTTCATGTGGATATCAAAGGGGTATTAGAAAAGAATAGTGGAGAACCAATTACCGTAACAACGATTGTAGACATAATGAACCTTATTGGTAAATGTGTCGTGGCAGGTAATGTAAGACGAACAGCAGAGATTGTATTTGGTGATCCTTATGATGAGGAATACTTAGATTTAAAGAATTATAAAGTAAATCCACATCGTGACCAATATGGTTGGACTTCTAATAATTCAATATTCGCAGAACTTGGTATGGATTATACGGAAGCATCTGAAAGAATTAATGACAACGGAGAACCAGGATTTGCATGGTTAGAAAACATGAGAAAATATTCTCGTATGAAAAATGGTGGAGATGATAAAGACCATAGAGTTATGGGTGGTAATCCTTGTTTGGAACAATCATTAGAAAGTTATGAATTATGTTGTTTAGTAGAGACATTTCCAAATAACCACGATTCATTAGAGGACTATCAAAGAACACTTAAATATGCTTATCTGTATGCCAAATCAGTAACATTAGGTAAGACACATTGGAGTGATACCAATCGAGTTATGTTGAGAAACAGAAGAATTGGATGTAGTGTGAGTGGAGTTGCTCAGTTTATTACTCAACGAGGATTACACGAATTAAAAAATTGGTTAGAGGAAGGATACGACACAATACAAGAATGGGATAAGATGTATTCTGATTGGTTCGCAATTCCAAAGTCAATTAAAACCACAAGTGTAAAACCAAGTGGAACGGTTTCGTTATTAGCAGGAGCAACACCAGGATTACACTATCCTGAATCAAGATTCTATATCAGAAGAATTAGGGTTTCAAAACATTCAGAATTATTAGAACCTATGAAAAAGGCTGGATATAAAGTTGAACCAGCTTTCGGTTCAGAGGACACAACAATGGTTGTTGAAGTTCCTGTTGATGTGGGAGAAGGAATTAGAACCGTGGGTGAGTTATCCATATGGGAACAATTCAGTTTAGCTGCATTTATGCAAAGACATTGGGCTGATAATCAAGTTAGTTGTACCGTAACATTCAATCCTGAAACAGAGGGTGAAATGATACCACAAGTATTAAACTATTTCCAATATCATCTAAAAGGTATAAGTTTATTACCACGACATGAATTGGGTGCATATAAACAAATGCCATATGAGTCGATTGACGAAAAGGAATATAAGAAGCAAGTTAAAAAACTTGGTAAGTTATCTTTTGGGGTTATACATAAAGAAGAAGCCAATATAGAAAAGTTTTGTGATGGTGATTTTTGTGATGTAGAAATAATACCCACAACAGGAGATAATGACGACCAAGAATATGCAAATTAAGGAGTAAGGTTATGTATAAATTGGAATATCTATGGTTGGATGGATGTACACCAACTCAAATTAGGTATAAAACAAAAGTTGTAAAAGAACCATTAAAAGTACCTGAATGGGGATTCGATCCTATTTGGGGATTTGATGGTAGTTCTACTGAACAGGCAGATGGTGGTAGTTCTGATTGTCAATTAAAACCAGTAAGGGTTTATCCAAATCCATTAGAAGAAGATAGTTCTATCGTATTGTGTGAAGTCTATAATGTAGACGATACACCACACAAATCTAATACGAGAAGATTATTAGAAGAAACTATACCTGATGGTATTGATGAATGGGTTGGCTTTGAACAAGAATACACATTATTTAAAAATGATAGACCATTAGGTTGGCCAGGACATGGTGAACCAGCTCCACAAGGAGATTATTATTGTGGTAGAAATATCGGTGAAAATATTTCAAGAGAACATTTAAATGCTTGTATCAAAGCTGGTATTAGTATTTGTGGAACAAACGCAGAGGTAATGTTAGGACAATGGGAATATCAGATTGGTGCAGGTGGTTCAATCAATATGAGTGATGACTTATGGGTTGCTCGTTGGTTATTAGAAAGAATCTGTGAGAAGAATGGAGTTTCAGTATCACTACATCCAAAACCAATTGAAGGTGATTGGAATGGTGCAGGATGTCATACCAATTTTTCTACGAAATATATGAGAGATGAAGGTGGATATATAGAAATTATAAATGCCTGTGAAAAGTTATCAAAAAATCCACAAGAACATATTGATGTGTATGGTCAAGATAATGACAAAAGACTTACAGGAGAACATGAAACTTGTTCTATTGAAGAATTTCGTTATGGTGTTTCAGATAGAGGAGCATCTATCCGTATTCCGTGGCAGGTGGAAAGGGACGGTAAAGGTTATTTAGAAGATAGACGACCATCTTCAAATTGTGATCCATATGTGGTTTCACAAAAACTAATTCAAACAATTTGTAGCTAAAAAGTATTAGGAATTATCAAATATTATTAGTAAGATCAAGTATAAATTAAGAGGTTATATTGTACCAAAACATATATTACGAAAGTCGTAAGAATAAAGTACATATATGGGATGACAAGAGTGGTCATGTAATCGTGCCTTACAAAAGGTATGCTTATATAAAAGACGGATACGGAACTCATGTTTCCCTATATGGTGATAGGTTAAAAAAGACATATAAGTGGGATAAATCCGTAGAAGGATTACACGAAAGTGATATTAATCCTGAAACGAGAACTCTCATTGATATGTATACTAATAGTGATGAACCATCAGTAGGTCATCGTATTATGATAATCGATATAGAGGTAGAAGTAACCGAAGGTTTCCCAAGTCCACAAAAGGCAGAAAACAAGATTACTTCCATCGCGATTCACGATAGTGAAACCGACCATTATTGGTGTTTTGTTCTTGATGAACAAGAAAAACTGATACCAGATGAATGGGGTAAAAATGTAACCGTAGAAACTTTCAAAAAAGAGTACGAGTTACTACAAAGGTTTTACGCTAAATATTTAGAAATGCGACCAACCATTATAACAGGTTGGAACATAGATGGTTTTGATATTCCCTACCTTTACAATCGTTCAGCTCAGATAGTCGGTAAGAATGTTGCAGATTGTCTTTCTCCAATATCCAATGTCTATTGGAATAAATACAGAGAACGATTTATGATAGCAGGTGTGAGTTGCTTAGATTACTTAGCCCTATATAAAAACTTTACATTTAGTTCAAAACCATCATATCGATTGGACGATATCGGTGCCTCAGAGGTTGGAACAAATAAAATTTCATACGAAGGAACACTAAATGACCTATACGAGAATCACTTAAATGACTTTGTGAAATATAACATTCACGATGTTAGGATTGTTAAGAAGTTAGATGATAAGTTAGACTTTATTGATGTCGCTCGAGGGATTTGTCATGTAGGTCATGTTCCATATGAAGATATACAATATGACTCTCGATTTTTGGAAGGGGCTATATTGGTGTACCTGAAAAAACTCGGAGTTGTAGCTCCAAACAAGACACCACGAGATGATGTGAAGAAAGATGGTAAATTCACAGGAGCTTATGTACAGGACCCACAAAAAGGAAAACACGATTGGGTTTATGATTTGGATATTACGAGTATGTATCCGTCAATCATTATGAGTTTAAATATATCACCTGAAACTAAGATTGGTAAAATCGAAGGGTGGAGTCCAAAGGAGTTTATTGCTGGTAGAAATAAAACCTACTCTATTATTATGAATGGTAAGAAAAAAGGACAATTTACCGAAACAGAATTAAAAGATTTCTTTGATAAGAATCAAGTATCTGTATCTAACAATGGTATCATATACAGAACAGATAAACAAGGATTAATTCCAACTCTATTATCAGAGTGGTTTGATAAACGAAAAGAGTTTAGAAAACTAGCAAAGAAGTTCGGTGATGCTGGAGATGACGACCAATATGGATACTTCAATAGACGACAACACATTCAGAAGATTGTGTTGAACTCCATGTATGGTGTTTTGGGTTTACCTGTATTTAGGTTTTACGATTTGGATAACGCTGAAGCCACCACAAAGACAGGCCAAGAGTTAATTAAATTCACAAAGAAAATTGGTAATCATTTCTACAATAAAGAGTTGGGAACAGAAAAGGACTATTGTATCTATATTGATACAGATTCAGTTTTCTATTCAGCAGTTCCTTTAATTGAACATAGATTTCCAAATCAAGAGTTAAGTGATGTTATGAAAACTCAACGGATTAATGAGATAGCTACAGAAGTACAGAAATATCTAAACGATAGTTATCATTACTTCGCCAAGAAGTTCTGTAATCTTGATGTTCATAGATTTGAGATTAAACAAGAAATTGTAGCTAAGGCTGGTTTGTTCATTGTGAAGAAAAGATATGGTATGAAGATTATATCGGATAATGGTGTTCAAGTTAATAAAACTATGGTAAAGGGTTTGGATACGGTTCGTAGTAACTTCGCCCCATTGTTCAGAAAACTATTGTCTGATGTGTTGGATGATATTCTGGCAAGTGTTCCAAAGGATAAAATAGATCATAGGATAACAAGATTTAAGAAGAATATGAAATACAACGAACTCGATGATATCTCATCACCAACAGGTGTCAAGGGAATATGGAAGTATATGGAAAAGAAGGACAAGGAAAATAGTTCAGTATTTACCACATTCAAAAAAGGGTGTCCTGTTCATGTAAAAGCAGCAATAGCATATAATGATTTGGTTAGGTATTTTAAACAAGATAAGAAATATCAATTCATCAATAATGGTGATAAGATTCGTTGGGTGTATTTGAAGAACAATACATTAGGATTAAATGCAGTTGCTTACAAAGGACACGAGGACCCACCTGAAATAATGGAATTTATAAATAAAAATATTAACCATGATAAGATATATGGACAGGCACTAACCAAAAAGTTACAAATGTTCTATGATTGTTTGGATTGGGGAAAGCCAGTAGATGAAGAACAGAGTATCGAAAGGTTTTTTTAGTGAACACGGAAGAAATAAAAAAATTAGTAAAAACTCATGTGGATATTACTGATAAAGAATTAGATGATTTAGATAGGGAAACTAATTTCGAGGGGGTTTTAACTAAAAGAAAACCTAAGACAATTATTACCAAATACAATACCACAGATAATATTAATGAATACGGATATAGGTCAGATTCATTTGATGATGATACAGATGGTTTTATGTTTTTGGGATGTTCGCTAACAGCAGGAGTTGGATTAGAGGAACACGAAACATGGCCTTGGATGGTGGGAAAACATTTTGATGTGAGGGTTTGGAATCTATCCCAAAATGGTAGGGGAGATGATTTATGTTTTATGAATGCTGTTAGGTGGATTCCAAAATTAAAACCTAAAGTTGTTAGTGTTCTACTTCCAACAGCAGGTAGATTTCAATTCTTCGACTATGATAACGATAAATTATCTAACGAATTTTATATATACAATTTACCCAAGAAACCTAAGTTCCCTTGGCTGTATAATTCTAAGCATTTATATCTATCAGTATTAAAAAATGTCATGGGAATTAAATTGATTTGTGATGAATATAATATACCTTTTATAGTAGAATCTTCTACTGAAATTTTGGATTGGCCAGATAAAGCAAGAGATGACTCACATCCAGGCCCTAAGTGGCAAAAAATAGTATCTAATTTATATATAGAAAGTATAGAAAGGTTCTTCTAAAATGTTTAAACTTGCCTATTTAAATGGTTGTAGTTTTGTGGATGGATTTAAAGGACTTGATGATTCAATTGTTAAAACAGAACTTGATATTAAAAAAATTATTAATAATGCTTCACATGGATGTGGTAATGATAAAATCAGAAGGACAACGATAGATTTTCTTTTAAAGAATAAAAATTTGTGGGAAGATTTATTGGTTGTGATTGGTTGGACTCAATTTACACGATTTGAATTGTGGGATGAGTTTAAAAACAAGAATGGGAAAGAATCATCAAGTTTTATACAGTTGAATTCTAAATTAGTACACAATAAAAAAAAGAGTACTGATTTTTTAGAACGAATGGATTCATCTCAAGCTTTTCCTTCTCCAGAAAAGTCACTAATTAGATTTGGTCTGAAAAAAGATATTCATGGTAATGATATGTCAGATAAGTTTTGGAAGTGGTTTATGGTAAGACATTACAATGTTAGAGACAGATATGATAAATATTTAGATAACATTTTGTATTTACAGATGTTTTTAAAGACTAATAATATTAAGTATGTGATGTTTGATAGTTTATGGAGTATAAACGAAACTAAGTTATCAGATAAGTACAAATTTAAATATAATGAAATAGATTTTGATAGATGGGTGTGGGGTGATGATAAAACGAGTTGGTCAGAATACCTAACTGATATAGATCCATCTCATACCGAAACAAGAATCAGTAATACTGATGACCATCCAAACGAAAATGGTCAAAAAATATGGCTTAAAATTATATCTAATAAGGTAAAAGAATTATATGAATAATAATGTCAAAGATTTTTTTGATTTTGAGAAATAAGTTTGATATATATGTATATATCATATTAACATAAGGAGAAATGATAAATGAATAAATACAAATTAACTCGATTCATTGACAAGTACCATTTAGGTGGTAATGTTAATGCAGTAGTTATCAACAGCAAGAGTGATAAATTATCTACTCGATTCATTACTGGTGATAAAGCACTACTCGGAGAATTGAAGATGAATAATTGGACATTCGAGGATTCCGAATTGGGAGTTTATGATACAGAACAACTTAGTAGATTACTTGGTGTTTTGGATGATGATGTAACCCTTAATTTGACTCAGGCGGGTGATAAGGCAATCGCCGTTGAGATTTCTGATGCACTATCCAAAGTCAACTTTATGTTGTCGGATAAATCAGTTATCAATCAACCACCGCCACTAAAACAACTTCCTGAATTTCAGGTAGAGATTAAAGTGGATTCCAATTTCATTAATAGATTCATTAGTGGTAAATCTGCATTACCAGATACAGATACCTTTACGGTAATAGCTGATGATGATGGAGTGAAACTTGTAATAGGTTATTCTTCAATCAACACAAACAGAGTTACAATTCCTGTTGAGACTACAGCAACATCTAAAATAGAAAATGTATCTTTTAACGCAAATCTATTTAAGGATGTTCTTACAGCAAATAAAGAATGTGAAAGTGCAACACTATATGTTAGTGAACAAGGGTTATCAAAAATCAACTTCAAGGTTGATGATTATGATGCTACTTACTTTCTTGTAGCCGTTCAAGACGTTGATTGATTTTGACAACTTCCCAACTTTTAGTGAAGAACATTTTAATACTTGGATAAACGAATTAACACCAATAGAGGAACATAATGGTTACTTGGTTAAACGAGACGACCTTTTCAATCTTGGTGGTGTTAGTGGTGGAAAAGTTAGACAATGTTCTAAACTTGTCTATGATAATTTAGACCATATACTCAACGAGTGTAATGGTGGAATACTTACAGCTGCTGGAATACCATCTCCACAGAGTTGTATAACTTCGGCAGTTGCAAAGTATTTTGGGTTGAAATGTTTGGTTACAATACCACATTATCCCGACCATATCAAAGATAGTTATAGAGTAAATGCTTCACTATCTCAAAAGTTTGGTGCCAAAATGTATGGGGTGGGAAACCCTAATATATCGGGTCCCGAACTTGATGCCAAAAAACTCGTTGGTGAAACAGGTTATTTCCAAATAAAATTTGGAATGAATGGAAAACAAGTGATGGAAACCATTGCCCAACAAGTGAAAAATATTCCTGACTGTGTAGAGACTGTCGTGGGAATAGCTGGGAGTGGATTATCTATGCTAGGTGTAGCATTAGGGTGTAAGTTGTATAACAAAAATGTTAAAGTTATACATCCTGTAGCATTAAGTGGATATGTGTATAAAAATAAGAAAACTTGGTATGATCGTCTCCTTCCCAAAGACCAATTTGACGGAGAATTTCATGTGGTACAATCTGATTATCCATATCAACACAAACTTAAATTAGATGAATCATTACCGCTTGACCAAACATACGAAGCTAAGGCTTGGGATTGGATGACCAAAAATCTAAAACCATCTGAAAAGGTGTTGTTTTGGGATGTTGGTATTAAAGAATATGACTTGGATTACATTGAACCTATCAAGTGGCACAAATCAGAATATGAAATGATTATCGATAGAGAACTGAGAAGGAAACATGAGCAAGTCAAACACGACTTTTTCTAAGGCCTGGTTAGAAAAGAAAATAATGTGTGGGTTATGTAACTTTGGTTGCTGTAACCACAATTCTTTTCATGTAGAGATTACTGAGGAAGAACAAGAAAAATACAAAAAACAATTTGGACTTGATTTAGAATTGGAATGGCCACAAGATGGTTGTTGTGATTTACTAAGTAAGGATGGAACGGGTTGTAGTTTGGGTGATGAACGACCTGTATTCTGTAAAACATATCCATTAGTGGAGAACAAAACAGGTCGTGTGGTGATTAATAATTGGGCATATTTACATTGTCCAAAGCCTGAGAATTACGAGTTAGATAGAGAAGTGGATGGTAAGTATCATTACAAGTTGAAAAAGAAACATAAGAACAAACGAGATGAATTGATATTAGATGATAAGATAGAAAATGTAGTTAAACAAATATGGTTACAATCCAAAGAGGCACTTGTCGAAACATACGGACAAGAGTTTTACGAAAAGATAAAAATAGAAATGAAACAAACAATTAAACACGGATTCTTTTAATGTATATAGATTACTTTGATAAATTTTACAATATGAAACCCTATCTCGAAATTGATGAAAAGGATTGGGAGTACATTAAAGAAACATTTGATAAAGATGATGTTAAGGAAAGTCTTGCAAAAGTAGCAATGACATACCCACTTCCATATCCTGATTTAACCGAAAAGAGAGCATACAAGGATTTCCAAAAACTCAAGGGTATGAAATGGAATGAAATTATGGTAGAGGGTGAGTGGTATGCTAGAGAAGGAACAGAATATACCTATAATTTAAATTATGATAAAAAACAATTATATTTTAGAAGATTAAATGCTGGTAATGAGGCAAGTAACTACTTTCAGATAGAAAATCGTTGGTCAGTTGATGGTTCGGTTTCACCAGGTCCTAAACGAACTTGGGGAAGTCATAAGTTTATGACCACACTTATGGGAAGTGCTTACTCGTTGAAGATGCCCAAGATAAACAAGAACATATTGAGAACTATGATTGGGTTGAGAAAATATATTTGTTCTCAGTTCAAACCAAATGTGGCAAAGATAATTTACGATATGTTTAAGTCAGAAAACATATTAGACTTTTCGATGGGGTGGGGTGATAGGTTGGCTGGATTTTACGCAAGTGAATATGGTAAACACTATGTTGGTTTAGATCCAAGAGGAGAGAATCACCCTATCTACAAGGAACAATCTGAATTCTATGAAAAACATTTGGGATTCTTTGAACACGATAGAAAGTCTGAGTTTCATTGTAGTCCAGCAGAAGATTTTGACTTCGCCCCGTACAACGAACATTTTGACATGGTATTTACAAGTCCACCATACTTTAGCGTGGAGCGTTATAGTTACGATGATACACAAAGTTGGGTTAGATACAAAGATATAAACGATTGGAATAAGGATTTTCTACAATCGACCTTGGGTAACTTATGGGGAAGTATAAAAAAAGGTGGATATTTATTAGTGAATATATCAGATGTCTATACAAATTCAAAATGGTCAACCGAAAGAGGTTGGTTGGAGATTTGTAATCCTATGAATGACTACTTATCCAAGATGGGAGAGTATCAAGGTTGTATTGGAATGGAGATGGCCAAACGACCTAATAGTGGTGGAGCTGGAACGGCTAAAAGTTACGAGGGTTCTGTGTGGACGGAGAAATCATTAGAGAACAAACAGGATAAGAAGTTTGGAGAACCAATATGGGTATGGAAAAAGTTGTAAGTAGTAATAATGAATGGGATACCTTAAAAGAAGTTTATGTTGGTATTATAGATAATCCAAATAATCCTGACCACGATGTAGACTTACATTGTATAAATTATGCCGATAGGGATGAGATGTTAGGTGTGGAGGAAGGATTATATCCCAAACAAGTAATTGAAGAAACTCAAGAAGATTTAGAAGGATTGGTTTCTATTCTTAAATCACTTGGTGTAAAGGTAAAACGACCTCAACCACAGGATAACCAATCACATTTTGCAACACTTGATTGGTGTACAAATGGATATTACAATTATTGTCCACGAGATAGTGTGGTGGTTGTAGGAGATACAATTATAGAATCACCTATGACTTTAAGGTCAAGGTACTTTGAAACATTTTCATTTCGTGATGATTTCATTGATTATATGAAAAAGGGTGCAAGGTGGGTTTCAGCACCAAAACCAAGATTAAGAGATGATTGTTATCAAAGAGACGATTTAGATAAATTAACATTAACAGAAGTAGAACCCATATTTGATGCAGCAAATATTCTTAGATGTAACGATGATATATTATATTTGGTTTCAAACACGGGCAACAAGTTAGGTGCACAATGGTTACAGAATTTTCTTGGAAGTAAATATAAGGTACATACTTTAGAAAATATGTATAGTTATGTTCATTTAGATTCGACTATATCCCTATTAAGAGAAGGATTGTGTTTGTTAAATCCTGAAAGGGTGAATGAAGATAATATACCCGAACCATTAAAATCTTGGGATAAGATTTGGTGTCCTGATATGGTGGATATAGGACATTATCCTAATTACAATCACGCTTCAGTTTGGATTGGTATTAATTTATTGTCTCTGAATGAAAATTTGGTTATATGTGATGAAAATCAAACAGAGTTACATAAGGAACTATATAAAAATAATATAGAAGTCATTCCTATGAAATTAAGACATGCAAGAACACTTGGTGGTAGTTTTCATTGCACTACTTTGGATATTTGTCGTGGATAAATCATATGTAAAGTTTGTAAATTTTAAAAAAAATGCAGGACTTTGGCATCACACATATAATCTAAAAGTAATTTTAAAATATGCATATCACAATAATAAAATACCAATAATCCCTATGTTTGAATTTGGAGAACCAGAGGGATTAGGATCAGAAAGAATATTTGATACAAATTTAAGTCAGTACTATGATTATTCTAAATTAAAAATCGATGGAAAACCATATGAAGTTGTATTAGATAATGAGTTCGAAAATAGTAGGACAGAAGTTTTTGATTTCTATAAAACACATTTAGGAAAACAAGGTAAATATGTTGGTTATTTTCCTGATATTGAAGAATTAATGGTTGATGGAAATGTTGATATTGAATTACCATTTCATCAACATTTAGTAGACATTTCTTCTAATGTAATAAATCATTTGGGTAAATATGTATGTGTTCATGTGAGACGAGGAGATGTTTTAAGTCAATATTCAGATACAGATGAGGCCACTCAATCAGAAAATATTTTGAAGGTTTTGGACGAGTTAGTTGATGATTCTTATAAGGTTTATATTATGACGAATGAGGAAGATTTAACCTTATTTGATAAGATAACTCAAAAATATGATACTTATTTTTGGATAGACTTTGATGTATTGACGGAGTGGTATAATAAAGACAATTATTTATTATTTTGTATAGAGTTATTAATAATGAAAAGTGCAAATAAAAAAGTTTCAACTTTTGAAAGAAATTATATACACAATATTAACCAATGTGATAGGTGGTTATATGAAAGTTAATGGATTTTGGATTGGTGAGTTGGGTGAGATACAATATGAATGTATCAATTCTTGGGAAAAGAATGGTTATGAATTTAAGTTATGGAATGAAAAAGATTATCACGAGATAGTTGACTCTGATGAATATTTTACATATCAACACGGACATTCAAAAGGTACACCGATTGCATTTTCAAATCTGTTTAGATCAGAATTGTTATATCAACGAGGTGGGTTGTATGTTGATTTGGATATGTTATGTTTGAAACCATATGAGTTCAATAGACGATTTGTATTTTCAGAGCAGATAGATAGTGGTTGGGATTATCATGTTGCAACTTGTATTATATATAGTGAGAGTAGTGGGGAACAAATTTTTAAAGATTGGGCAAATCGTATACGAAAGATTGGTGAGAATTCTACACACGGAGATTTAGGACCTAATTTAATCACACCATTGGTTGAGCAATATGGTTATGAAGATTATGTATTACCTAAAAAGTATTTTTGTTCAGTAGATTGGCAATCATATGAAGATGTTTTTACATATGATGGTGATTCGTATGGAATACATTTGTTTACGAGTCTATGGAATGAAGAAGATTATAAAAATATAAATAAATTAAAATGAGAATAGAACAGGCATATATTTCACCATCGTTATCACATTTCAAAAATGAATTTTTGGAATGTTGGAATTTAAAAGATTATGATAATTCAGAAGAACCTGCACTATTTTGGGGATTATATCCTGATTGGGATGGAGAGTTAGAATGTGAGAAAAATTCTTCATCAGATGTAGATGTCTATAACAATCACATCGGTTTTAAAGTTTTAATTCCTGGTGGGGTTGAATGGACACGAGGTATGTTTGATCTAATAGATACTGAAAATATTAATTTGGTAGCTGTTGATGAGATTGAAATCGATTTAAATAAAAAGTATAATCTTCCACATAAATTTTTAAAAATCCCATACTTTGATTTTGAGAAATACGAACCTACGATTTTGGGTGATAAGATATATTCTCATATACCACTAAGAGAAAATAGTGGAGATTGGGGAAAAAATTTTGAAAAAATGTTTCATTATGATAAATTGATGAATTTATTTGGAGAGGATAGGTTTTGTTTTCCCAAAGAATGGGTAACGCCACAAGAATGTATTAAATATTTTAATCAGAGTTTTGTTAACATAAAACCACATCTAATTAGAGGATTTAATACATCTTGGAAGTTGGGAAGTATGGGTAGAAATACAATTACTACCAATATAACGAGTGCACCAAATTATTTACATTATGATTCTGATGATGAATTAAAAAGATTAGTAGATGAAGAATCAAAAAAGATTGGAACTATACAAGAGAATAAATTGTGGGATTACTTTCATCAATCCGATGATTGGTTAAACGAGGAGTATTGGAAATGAAATTATACACTAATGGATGTAGTTTTGTTTGGGGAGACGAATTAAAGGATAGAGAAAACGAAGCTTTTCCATTTTTATTACAAAAGAGGTTAGGATGTGAATTGTTACAAGAATCATCTTGTGGTTCAAACAACCAACGAATACTTAGGAGTACAATAGGATTACCAGATCATAGGGCACGTGAAGAAAGTGATAGAGATTATAAACTTCACGAGAAATTTACAAAGGATGATTTTGTGATAATCGGTTGGAGTTCAATATATAGATATGAATATTATTCAGATGAGTTATGGAATGAAGTTATACCATTTAATGGTGAGAAATTTAAAGTTATAAAGTATTTTAAGGAAGAATGGTTTATTGTAAATTTTCTCAATCAAGTTTTAGCATTACAGAATTATTTAAAATATCATAATATTCCATTCTTCTTTTTTCTATCTTTTGCAGGTGCACCTGTTTATGGTGTAAAAGATTATGGGTATGATGAAAGAAATGCAGTTTTTCCTGATAAACCAATAGTGGATTGGGTGGATTATTATAGTGAGTTTTTTGAATTGGTAGACAGAGAAACATTTCCAAGTCTATTTAATAATGATTTGGTTTTTAGGGATTATTGTTTTGGACACGGAGAAGAAATGGTATCTGGACTCGATGGACACCCTACAAAAGAATCACATAAATTATGGGCAGATTATTTATATGAAAATAGCGGCATCGCAAAGTAATTATTTACCTTGGACAGGAATGTTCGAGCTAATCAACTCAGTTGATAAGTTTGTATTTTTTGATACATTACAATTTACAAAGAAGGATTGGAGAACAAGAAATCTAATAAAGTCTACTCATGGCGAAATGTGGTTGAATGTACCAGTTCATAAAGAAAATATAAATACTAATATTATAGACATAAAAATAGATAATGGACAGAAATGGCGTGAAAAACATTATAAGAGTTTTTACAATTTTTATTCTCGGTCTAAGTATTTTAGTGAGTATAAGTATTTATTAGATTATTTAAAAATGGATTGGAAATTTTTATATGACTTAAATAGATATACTATGGAATCAATTTGTGATGCACTTGAAATAAAAACAGAGATATATTATTCAGAGAAAATTAATTTAAAATCCAATGATAAAAATGGTAGAATATTGGAAGTGGTAAAGGAACTTGATGGGGATCATTATATAACAGGACCAAAGGCAAAAAATTATATTGATGAGGGATTATTTGGTAATGTTGAATTAGAATATATGAAATATAAAACAAAAAACAATTTTACAGTATTAGATAATATTTTTAATAATGGAGTAAATATATTATGAATCCGTATGAAGCAGTAAGAGAGTTCGAATCTCAATTAAGTGATTACACAGGTGCACCTTATGTGGTTTGTGTGGATAGTTCAACTGATGCATTATTTCTATGTTGTTACAGATTGAAAGTTGATGTTGTTACAATTCCTAAACACACATATTTATCTGTTCCTATGTCAGTTATTCATTCGGGTGGTCAAGTAGAGTTTGAGGATTTAGAGTGGAGTGGTATTTACCAACTTAAACCATATCCAATATGGGATTCTGCCAAAAGAATGAAAAGGAATATGTATGTTAAAGGTAGTTATATGACATTATCTTTTCATATACAAAAACATATTCCTATTGGAAAGGGTGGGGCGATTCTATGTGATAATAAGGATGATTATGAATGGTTTAAGAAGGCACGATATGAAGGTAGAAGTGAAGTCTCATATCACGAAGATGATATAGAATTTTGTGGTTGGAATATGTACATGACACCACAAGAGGCAGTTCGTGGTATGGAATTACTTCGAGGTCTGCCCGATGATAGTGACGATTTGGTAGAAAATCCACCATATAGGGATTTGACCACATTCAAGGTTTTTAAAAAATGATAATACTACATAGAGACAATAATATTTATGATGTACCGAAAGGGTGGTTGGTAGACAATCGATACAATTGGGATTTATGTGGATTTTATCACGAAAAATTTGAAGCATATTTTGCAAACGCTAACATTGATTATAGATTATCTTATTACGAAGATTATCCAAATGTAGATGGTTCACATTTTATTGGTAGGTTTGCACATGAACGAGGTGATAAAGAATTACATCAAAAATATTATTATGAATTGGAAAAGAGATTTGATAACATCTGGCCCAATTTCATGACATATAGATTGTATGATGATAAACCAAGAGAAATGGAATATTTGGATTCTATCGGATACTCAAAGTATACTGATTATAAAGTTGTAAATAATATAGATGAGTTGTGTGATGTTGTTCAAGTTGGAGATATCGTAAAATCACATACAGGTGCAAGTAGTGATAATGTATTTTGTGTTACAGAAAAGAAATATTGTGAGTATGGTGAGTTGGTAAATATATTAAACGATACATACTCTAAAGTTGATAATTTTTTTCCAGCCATTATTCAACCTTATTTTGAAGGCCTAATGTATAAAATTCATTTGACTAATTATGGGATACATTCGAAAGTATTTGATTATGAACAAGATTTATCACATCCATTAAATTTTGGTGTTGGTAATCCAAAAGTAGATTGGAAATCACGATATAATTATAGTTCTGAAAGATGTTATTGTATATCTGAAAGTAGATTAAAAAATATGGATATTATTTTTGATTTACTCGAAATAAAAAAAATTATGAATACACCTAATATAACATTCGATGTTATTGATAATAAAATATTAGAATTCACTTATCTGTGGTCACCAAGTTTACCACATAAAAATGAGTATGGTTTTTATAATCTCGATACTCGTAAGTTTGAAACAATAGAAGAAGAACAATATTTTCTCGGTCATGAACAAGTTAATTCTGTAATCAAGGAGTTTAATTTATGATAGGTCAAAGATACTACATTGCTGAAATATCATATTCAAAAATAAAAGAACAACAAGAGAAATATAATATAACAGAATTAAATATATTTTGGGAAAAGGGTAATCCAACAAATATGAGATTTTTTGAAATATATGACAAGGGTGAGTTGGTTTCGTTCTTTAGACTCAGAAATAAACATGGTATTACTATGGTTGGAAATGTGTTTACCTTTCCACAACATAGAAGAAAGGGTTATTCAAAAATACTGCATTATATTATTATAAAAATTGTTAAAGATTTGTACCCTAAGACCGAAATCTTAGCCACACAAACAGAAACGGATAATATTAATAATATAACAGCAACGAGAATTTGGGGTGAAGAAAATCGTAGAGAGGAAACCAACGAACCTAACAGATTTGGTATTATTGATTGGGCATATGAACCACCGAAAGGATTTGTGGATTACATTTACTATGATGATTTATCAAACATATATAATCGTAATGTAGACGATATAACAGAGTTATGGGATGAATTACCATTAGATAACTTGGTTAAACTGGCTTTAAATCCAATTCCGAGGTTACAACACGAAAATGCACCAAAAGATGTAGAACAAGAATTAATAAAAAAATATGGTATTCAACAATATGGATATGGAACTGTCCCTGCAAAAGTTTTAGATATTTTCTTTTTGAAACTCCTTATTACTAAAGATGATGTTTTTTACGATTTGGGTTCTGGATCTGGACTCGTATTAATTCATTTTTCACAAAATACACAGGCCAAAGGAATTGGAATTGAGATAGTACCTGATAGAGTTGTAGAATCCAATAAACATAAGGATAGGTTAAAATTAGAAAATATTTATTTTAAACAAGGAAATGTTTTGGATTATGATATTTCTGATGGTAATATTTTTTTTATGTTTAATCCATTTACAATTGAAATTCTAAAAAAGGTAAATGAAAAGTTAAAGAAAATTTCAAAACAAAAATTTATTAAACTTGCGGTTTTTGGAACTCCTTGTGTAGATTTTTTTAAAAGTCAAGATTGGTTAGAAACAACTTTTCGTACAGAAACTAATTGTGTTGGAAATACAGAACCTATATTTATATTTGAATCTCTTACATATTTTACAAAATCAGAATATAAAAAAAAGTACAGAAAATGAAATATTTATTCGTAATTTATACTGATTTAGAGTATAATAAACATTTAGACAATTTTAAAACCCAAGAGTTTTATAAACAAATTTGTGATGATCCGAATATAGAGGTTATGGAGTGGGGTTCAGATTTTCATACAGATTATAAAGATTTACCATCCAAAACTCAAAAAATGATGAAGTGGTGTAGTGAAAATAAGGAATATGATTATTTGATAAAATGTGATGATACCATTTTTGAAGATAAGTGGAATTTCTATGAACCTAAACTTACATATGAGAATATTTTTGTTAATGGTAGGGATGGTAATTCTTATTCATGTCCCTCATATGGACATGATGGTGGAGAGTGGATAGTTGTTGGTAAAGATACTAATAAAGATTATTGGGGTATTAATTGTTTACAATTAGGAGAGAAAGATTGGAAAAACTATGTAAAATCTCATGATGATATTGAAAAATTAGATTTTGGTTTTATTAAAAATGACATTCCATTTTTTGAGGGAAAATTTTATGTAGTTTCAAAAGATTTTAGTATATTTATAGGTGGACAGGAAAGTTTCGCGAAAGAATATCAAAAGAACATGCCCGGTATTGAGGATTTTATGGTGGGTTATTTAGCAGAGTTATTTTAATGAAAAAGGTTTTTGTAGCATTAGCAGATAAAAAATTTATAGAACACACTAAGAGTTTGTTTCATAGTGCCAAAGTAGATGGTGAGTGGGATGGTGATTTTGTGCTGATTGTTCCTGAAGAAGATAGAGGTACATTTGATGAAAAAGAATTTACGGACAAGGGAGTAGAAATTTTTTTTGGTAAAAACTTACCTGGTAATCCAAGTGCACATTATTACAAATATTATTTGTGGACAGAGTATTTTAAAAAATGGGATTGGATTTTCTATTGTGATGTAGATGTATTATTTTTTAATAAGATAAATTTTGATTTAACTAATAGAAAAAAAGATATTTTATATACCAACGATTGTAATGGAACTAAACTTAATGAACAATTTAAAAAAGATGAGATGACCGATAAGTGGTCAGATTTACCATCCTTTCAGAGTTGTTTTATGTTATTTCATAAGAATCTAATACAAGATAATATATTTGATAACTTATTAAAATTACATTATGAATATTATGTTTATTATGATTTAATATTGGATGGGTTGACCGAAGAACAATCTATTTTAAATGTAGGATTTTTAGATAAATGGGAAGAGCTTGGGGGTGAGTTTTTAAATGCTTATCCAAGAGCACAAGAAGTGAAATGGGAAACAGAGAAAATGAAAACTCCCTATCAAGACACGAGAGATTATAAATCTGAAGGTGTTACTGCATTACATTTTTATCAATTTTTTCAACCTTGGTCGGAACATAATTTAAGATTTAATCCGATATGGAAAAAGTATAATGAACAATTTTGATAATCATATCATAAGTTTAGAGAGTCGTGATCACGAGTATTATCATCCAAATGGTGAAGTGTGGCAAAAATATTCAGTTATAAATGGTGTTTTAGAAGGAGAATATTCAGAATTCCATGCTAATGGTAATATAATGAAAAATGGTATTTATGAGAATGGTAAAAAACAAAGAAGATGGACTTGTTGGCACGACAACGGAAAGATTTGGTATATAAATTCGTATTTAGATGGTATATTACATGGAGAGTGTAGTTCATATAGAGGTGATGGTGGGATAGAGTTTAAAGGTGAATACAATAACGGAATAAAATGTGGAGAATGGGAAATAAATCACGATAATGGTAATAGAGATGAACATGGAAGTTTTAAAGACGGATTAAAAGATGGGGTATGGCATAGATATCACTATGAAACAGGTAACAAATACTACGAATCAGAATTTGTAAAGGATAAAGAAATAGGACTGAAAACAGAGTATTACTTGGGTGGAGAATTAAGAAGGAAGTTTTATATAGAAGATTCTATAAAAAATGGGGAATACATTGAGTATGATAAAACAAGTGGTAAGGTTTGTCAAGAGGGATTTTACAAAAACGATAAAATAAGCGGTGAATGGAAAGTTTATTATTCACACAATAATATTTGTTCCATACAAAATTATACTGAAGGTATTTTGAATGGAGACTCAACTGAATTTTATGAAACAGGTGAAAAGAGACTTGAATCATTTTATGTGTTTGGAAAGTTAACTAATGATTGGATTCACTTTTATGAAAGTGGTGCAATTAGAGAAAAGACTACTTATAAAAATAATAAGATTCACGGAGATTATATATCTTTCCACGAAAATCGTGCTGAATGGCAAAAAACGAAATATGAAAATGGAAAAATTGTAGGTCAGTATTTGGAGTTTTTTCCAAATGGGGTTTTAAATGCAGAGGGAAATTATCATAATGGGCGGAAAACAGGTGAATGGACTTTTCATTATGACGATGGTGATGTTCAAAGTATAAGTAATTATGAAGATAACAAAAGGAATGGATTGACAACAAATTATCATCGAGACTCAAAGAAATCATCTGAGGGTGAGTATAAAAATGGTAAAAAGGTAGGAGAGTGGGAATACATATCTTGGGATGATGAGGTTGATACTAAAAATTATGTTAATGGAATACAGGTAGGTAAATGGAGAAGTTTAGATAGTGATGGAAAATTATTGTTTTCAGGTTTGTTAGATTCGGATGGGGTAGAGTTAGAGAAAACCACATATCATTTACACAACCAACAAGTTCACATACAAGAAAAGAAAAAACGAATTAACAAGTCAGGAAAAAGTAAGTTGGTAATGAGAGAAGAATATAATTCAACTGGAGTTAGAACAGAATTATTAAAGGTTGATTTGAAAACCGATACATCAAATCATAAATCTTGGTTTAATCACGGAGTACTAAAAAAAGAACACAAAATAAAAAACGGTAAATATATAGGTAACTATTTAGAAAAATTTGCTAACGATACTACCAGAGGAAAGGGTGTTATGAAAGATGGAGAAATGGATGGTAAATGGACATTTTGGCACCACAATGGACAAAAAGAGTGTGAGGTTATCTGTAAAAATGGAGAACTTATTAAGGGCACAGTTTGGGACGATGATGGGAATGTGAAAGAAGGCACAAGGTTTAATTTCTAAAATGAATTATAAAAAAATTCCTGATAACGATAATGCTATAATGATAGATGGAAAAGTCGTGATGTCATTTGATCCACGATACAAAGAATATCTGAAATGGAAAAATGATAATCCAGAACTTGAAGAGCAATTAGTTGATGAATTAGATTTAAAGATAGGTATAGCTAAACGATATAATAATGGTGCACCACATAAAGAGGATTCACCATTACAAAAGTTATTTTCTCATAGTGTTCAAGTTTGGACTTGGTATGACAAGGGTGGTAATTTAATTTTAAAGTCTGAAATGCAAAGGGATGTAAATCATGGAAAGCAATATGCATATTTCTCCAATGGTAATCTTAAATCTGAAATAGAATACATCGAAGGTAAGAAGAATGGTAAGTTTATCGAATGGAATTCTGAAAAAGTAAAAATTATGGAAGGGGAATATAAAAATGAAAAACGAGTGGGTGAGTGGTTGTTTAATTATGACTCTGGTAAGCCAAAATGGATAGGTCAGTATAAAAATGATGTTATAGTTGAGGAATTGATACAATATGAAGAAAGTGGTAATATCCTATCGGTAGAAAATTTTAAAGATGGTAAACTTAATGGACCTTTTGAATATTTTCAGAACGGAAAACTCCGTGAGGTAGGTCATATGGTGGATAACAAAAAAAATGGAGAAGTTAAAGCATATTGGGTAAATCAAAATTTAAAAAGAATTGAAAATTTTAAAATGGGTATAGCAGAAGGGGAATTTAAAGAGTTCTTTATTGGTGGAACTTTGATGAGTTCTGGTAAAACTAAGTTAGGATTACCGAGAGGAACTTGGCAGTGGTATTATGAAAATGAAAAACTAAAAAGAGAAATGGTTTATACAGATGGAGTTCGTACAAAAAGCAGTGAATGGGATAAGAAGGGTAATATGTTATACGAACAAGAATGGAAAGGTAACATTCAACATGGTTCGTGTAAATATTGGAATATTCACGGATTGTTAGTTAAAAATTATAATTATAGAAATGGTAAACTACATGGTAAGTTTACTGATTATTATCAAACAGGAGTTAATAGGTCAAGTGGTAATATGAAATATGATATGATGCAAGGAGATTGGACTTTTTGGTTTCATAACGGAAAAAAGGAAGTAAGTTGTACCTTTAATCTTGGTACACCAACTGGAACTGCTAAAATATGGCACGATAATGGTACTCTTAAAAAAGTAATTAATGAAGAATGGTCACAATGGGATTCACACAAGTTATGAAATCATATGTAATATATTTACCTAAGTTGAAATTGAGTAAAGATTCTGCACTAAATGTAATTAAAGTTGCAAAAGAAGTTGGTGGAATTGATGTAAATTTATGGGAAGGGGTAGATAAATTTAACTCTGAGGATTTACTTGATAAATATGATTATAATCCTGATATGAATAGATTTGTATCGTTTAGTAATTTTGAATCAGCTCTTGGATGTTTCTTTTCACACCACTCGTTATGGGAAGAATCGGTTAGGACTAATGAGAGAATAATGATATTAGAACACGACGCGATATTTTACAAAAAATTTGTTGATTGTGAATTTGAGGGTGTTTTAAATATTGGAAGTCCGTTATGGGGAAAGAGAGATTGGAAACAAACTTCTGATGGACTACACGAGAGAAATTGTAAAAATGAACACGACTTGTTTCATTCTGGTCATCCAGATTTCTGTCAATGTGATACACAATTTCTACATGGTGCACATGCATATATAGTTACACCTAAAGTATCTAAAATGTTATTAGAAAAGGCAAATATGGAAATAGTACCAGCAGATTGTTTTATAGAATCACATAAAGATGCAAATATCAGTATACCTGTGGCAGATTATTTACCACATTGTGTAAAACAAGTTCAAGAGTTTTCATTGATACAAAATGAAATGGAAATACATTGGTGGTGGAAGATTAGAGATAAATTTTTACACGGAGAAAAAGCTTGGAGAAATTATGAAAGATAAAATGATAAGTTTTATTGTACCTTTTTTTACGATAGAAAAAGATAAACATTTAAACTTAAACGAAAAAGAAGATATGTGGCCAGAAAATAATTCATCAAATATTATTTTTTCTACCATTAAAACTATTAAGAATATAAACACACTAAAGTGTAAAAAAGAAATTATAATAGTTGATAATAGTCATACATTTCCTGATTTAAAGTTACCTAATGTCAGAGTAATAAAAGGATGGCAGGCACTACAACTTAAAGAACTTGAAAAAATACCTGAGTTCATGAATCATAGAGATATACAATTGAGTTTGGATAATTTTGGTTGTCAAACTATGTGGGCGTCAATGGCATTTCATTTAGGTATACATGAGTCGAAGGGAGATTATATTGTACTACAACATAACGATACATTTTATCATAGGGATTGTATTGATGAAATGATTGCACAACTCGATGAAGAAGAACTTGAATATATAGCAGTTGATAATAAGAAGATATGGTTGTCTACTTATTTATTAAATAAAGAATTTTTAAATAAATATATTCAAGAATATGAAGATCAAAAAATGGTTATAAAGCCCGAAAGTGGTGGATATGTGAGAACAGAGAAAATAGGTTTTGCAGATGCGTATTTTTTCCTATGTAAGAGAAAGTTCTTTGATAATTATAATGTAGATTGGTATTACGGTGATACAAATCATGGTGCTACTATCTATTGTCTTTATAACAATTTAAAGTATCTACACTTAGGACCATTTTATGATAATCCTAATTTCAAAACATTGGATACCTTACACACATATGATTACAAAGACAAACCATTTTTAACTCACCTAAAAGGTGGATTTTCAGAGAATAAAATGTCATCTAAGGATTTTGAAGATGAATTTAATAGTTACTTAAAGGAATTAAAAAATGCATAATGAACATACCCTATGGGTAGAAAAGTATCGGCCTTCAACACTCGACACTTATATTGGTAATGACCAATTAAAAAGTAAAGTCGCAGTGTATTTGGAGAGTGGAGACTTACCACATCTTTTACTATATGGAAAGGCTGGTACAGGTAAGACCACTCTCGCAAAACTACTCGTTAATAATATAGATTGTGATTATCTTTATATTAACGCGTCAGATGAGAACAATGTAGAAACCGTAAGAACAAAGGTTAAGAGTTTCGCCTCCACTATGGGATTCAAGGATTACAAGGTTATAATCTTGGATGAGTGTGATTACATCACACCAAACGCCCAAGCCGCACTTCGTAACCTAATGGAAACATTTAGTAAACATTGTAGATTCATCTTGACTTGTAATTTTGTCGAGAGAATTATTGATCCGATTCAATCTCGGTGTCAGGCATTTCAAGTAATTCCACCAAACAAACAAGATGTAGCGAAACATCTACATAATATTTTGACACAAGAGAACATAAATTATGAAAGAGAAGATTTAGGTTTATTAGTCAATAGTGGTTATCCCGATATAAGACGAGTTATCAATGGTGCCCAAAGACAATCAGTTGAAGGTATACTAACGATTGATAAACAGAGTATTGTGGAGAACGATTATAAATTAAAATTATTAAAGATTTTAGAAACCCAAGATAAAAAGAGTGCATTCAACAACATTCGTCAGTTGGTTGCCGACTCAAAGGTTACGGATTTTGCTGATTTATTTCGACTTCTATATGATGAAGTTGATACTTATGGTAAAGGACATATTGCCGCCTGTATCTTGGTTATTGCAAAATATGAATTAAGTGATGCACAAGTGGTTGATAAGGAAATCAACGCGATGGCAATGTTAATAGAGTTATTAGGAATCATAAAATAAAAGGAGTCGTAATGTATTACGAAGCACAAGTTGTATTTACTGAAGAAATAGACACTAAAAATGGAGTTAAGGAAAAGAAAGTCCGACGCAACTATTTAGTAGAATGTGATTCAGTATCAGTAGCAGAAGCAAGAGTAACTGAATTTTTAAAAGATTCAGCATTTTTCTTCGAGGTAAAGGTAGCGAAAGAATCTAAGATAGTAGACGTAGTGGAAGCATCATGAACGGAAAATATTGGGGTGAAAAGAAAACGCCAGTCCGTACGGCAACACAAAATGGTAATACCGACAAGCACATTTCGGTTCAAGAAAATAAAATCTATTACTACTCAAGTGTAAACAGAGATAGTGCAGTAGAACTAAACAAGAAGATTGCAGAATTAGAATCTAAGAGTTTATCCTTATCAAATAGTTTAGATATTGATGCTCCTCCTGTAAAAATAATGATAAATTCAGGTGGTGGTTCTATTGTGGCAGGTATATCATCTATGGACACCATAATAAGAAGTAAAGTTCCAATTCATACTTATGTGGATGGATTTGCAGCAAGTGCAGCAACATTCTTATCGGTAGTTGGAACTCACAGACTTATGAGTAGAAATTCTTATATGTTAATCCACCAACTCTCAAGTAGTTTTTGGGGAACATATGCTAACTTTGAAGATGAAAAACAAAATCTCGACTTGATGATGAAAACCATAAAGGATGTGTATAAGAAGTATACTAAAGTTCCTATGAAAGAACTAAATAGTATACTGAAACACGATTTACTATGGGACGCTCAAAAATGTTTAGATATGGGAATGATTGATCAGATAATATAATGAAACCACTTTTATCACAATGTTTGATTGGTTATAAGTTTGGTAGAGTGAATGTAGATAAAGATTATTTTCTTTGTTGTAGAATTCCACCGATAGGCAATTTTAATGAAGATGGTACTTATAAAGAATTTTGGAATTCTAAAAAATATAATGATTTACGGAAAAAATTAAAATATAATTTAGAGAAACAGTCTGCTGAGTGGGATAACCTTTGTTATGAGTGTCCACATTATGTGGAAAATAAAATGTTATCTGAGAGTGGAGAAATTGTAGATGATTTACCAAAAACAGGACCAAAGACGTTTGATATTGAGGTAGGAAATCCTTGTAATCATAGATGTAATTTTTGTTGGTTTTGGTCTTATGATATGTTAGAAAATGATGGTCAATGGGATGGTTGGAAAGATTGGGCAAAAAAACAACTTGATTTAGAAACTTATATTTCGATAGTTGATGATCTAAAAGAACTCGGTGGGTGTGAAGAAATTTCCATAAGTGGTGGTGGAGAACCATTTATTGTAAAAGATATTATGAAAATGATTGAACACACAAAGAAGTTAGGGTTTAAAGTTAAAATATTTACTAATTTCTCACGAGTCAATCATGACGATATTGATAATTTTATAAAATGGGGAGTAGATAGATTTGAAGTTAATATTTCCGCTGGTACTGAAGAAACTTATTGTAAAACAAGAAAATTAAAATCTAAGGATTGGAATTTACTTATTGATAATCTTACTTATTTAAATGAAAAGAGAAAAGAATTAAATTTCACATCACCCATTAAATATGTGGTTATCGTAACTAAAGAAAATATAGAAGAAATAGATGAAATTTTTGAATTGGCAATTAAACTTGGATGTTATTTTATTGATTTTAGAGATTTAGTTTCTAACGGAGTTCATAACGGACAAGAGTTATTACCAAGTGAAAAGCAGGTGGAAGTTTTTAATAAAAAGTTTTTAATAAATGTAAAAAAGTATAATTTAAAGGAAGTTACTGATGAATATTATTATTATTCAAAGGAAAGAGATTTAGGAGTGTTCAATGAAAGTATTAGTTATAGGAGATAGTTGTAAAGATGTATTTGTGTATGGTGATATTACACGAATAAGTCCAGAGGCACCAGTACCCGTATTTGTTCCAACAGATACAGAAAAAAATGATGGTATGGCTCGTAATGTTTCACATAATGTAGAGGCATTAGAAATGCACATTTCTACCATTACAAATAAAAATGGTATTGTCAAAAAACGATATGTGGATAATCGTAGTGGTCAAATGGTATTGAGAGTTGATGAACATGATTATTGTGATAGAATAGATAGAAAAGTTTTAGAAGGTATACGAGATAATAAATGTACACCACACTTTGGTTCTGAGACAAATGTTGATGCGATTATCATATCAGATTATTGTAAGGGATTTTTAGAAGAAGAAGATATTCAATTTATTTGTAATAATAATAAAAATGTTTTTGTTGATACTAAGAAACAACTCGGTGATTTTATTTTAAATGCAGATTTTATTAAAATAAATGAGTTAGAGTATCAAAAAAATCACGATGTGTTATCCGATGAAGAATTCAAAGATAAACTAATAGTTACTTTAGGTAGTAAGGGATGTAGATATAGAAATACAGTATATTCTGTTCCCGAAGTACCAGTTAGGGATGTAAGTGGTGCAGGTGATACATTTCTTGCTGGTTTGGTTCGTGGGTATTTAGATACGGGTAGCATAGTTGAGGGAATAAGATTTGCACAAAAATGTACTACAATAGTGGTACAGAAACACGGAGTTGCAACCGTAGAATTAAAGGAGTTACAAAATGGCTAAAAGAAAATTACCACCACAAGGTTCACAACCACAACATCAAGTTGATTTATCAAAGGCAGAAACTTTAAAGTGTGAGGCCTGTGGAAATTATCTTTTCATCACATCAAACGTGATTAAGAGAATTTCTGCAATAATGTCACCAACAGGACAAGAGGCAATGGTTCCTGTTCAAGTATATAGTTGTGGAAATTGTGGAAAAGTTCCAAAGATTTTTATGCAAGGTGCTGGTCTTGATACGATAGAAGAACAACCCAAAGAGGATTCGCTATCTCGACCTGACCTTATGGGATAATGTCTTTAAATTTACTTGGACATTATATTTGGAAAAGAATCCAAAAAGATAATACAGATAACAGAAACATTAAACATAAACCGAGAGAAAGTATGACAGGACTTTATATAGGACCATCTGATATTCAAAGGTATGTAAATGATTACCTCAACTATGGTATTGATTATACAGGAGATGATAATATATCTGCTGAAGATAGAATAGAAAAGTATTGGGATGATTCCGATGGTTAAAATAGAGGATTTATCATTAGAGATTGCAAATTATTGGACATCATCTAAGATGTTTCAAGAAAACAATACTAATTGTGGGGCTCTGATAGCCTTTGACTGGCATGGTGATTGTTTATCTGAAATAAATACTAATATTGATTTACATGATTTAGAAATTGATAATTTTAAATTTCATTCTTTGATATATTTTATTGCTGAAAATAATTTCAATTATATATTGGGGTTGAGAAATGTTAGATATAAGAATAATCCATCAGAGTCTTGGACTAATAAATTAAAAGAACATTTAAATACAAATAGTTTAGATTACGATGAGTATGTGGTTCAACCATGGCCTACATCTATTCCTGAGTTCGATGTTCCTGATAATATTTTTATTTTAAGGTATTCATTTAATCCAGATAATAAAATTGATGATTTAGCTGCAAATAATACATTATTCAAAAATTGGATTTTAAAGAGTGATTGGGAAGATAAGTTTATTGAAGAAAGTCCAGAACTTGAAAAAAAACGAGTTATAGTTTTAGTTAGTGATATTGAAAATTTAGTATTACATAGTGGATATGTCAAATGATACTTTATACCATAGGAGATAGTTGGACATATGGATATGATTTAGAAAATCCAAAAACAGAATGTTATCCATACCTTTTATCACAAAAATTAGGATGTGATTTAATAAACGAGGGTTTACCTGCAGCATCAAATGATTGGATGTTTAGAAAATCAATCGAGTGGATATTGAAGAATGATATTTCGAAATTAGAATTATTTATAGTTGGATGGTCTTTTCCTTGGCGACGAGAGGAGAATTTTAGTTTTTATCATGGTGGTGATCCTAAATCTGAAAGGAAAAATTATGGAAATGGACCTGACGGTGAACCTATTTCCAAGTGGATTAGTGAGAATTTATTTGATATGAGATTATCATACATAAAAACCTTTACTTATATCTATACATTACAGGAAATATTAAAAAGTAAAAAAATTAATTATTTGTTCTATTACCCATTAGATAATTTTTTTATTCAAGATGATATGTACGAAAAAACCATCAAATCTGATGTTCATGATATTTATTTACAGATAGATATGGATAGATGTGTGGGTCCTGATTTTGATGGTAATCATGTTATTCCATATGAAGAATTGGCTTGGGGTGGAGGTCCACGTAGACATCCAAATAAAAAAGAAACTGAGTGGTTGGCAGACCAACTATATAAGTTTATAAAGGAAAATTATGGAATTTAAAATTTATGATACTACAAGATTCGACACGAGTGGTTCACTTGATGATGTGGTGTTTTTTGTTAGATATGGGTTTGAAGAAAGTGGTTCATCTACAAAAAGTGGAATGTTCAATGAAAACCAACAATTATATTTTAAAGAATTAGATCCTGTTGATTCAGATAATTTTGTAAACCATAGTAGTGTACACGAATCAGTAGTAAAAGGGTGGATTCAGAATTCTTATGGTAGTAATTGGGGTTCGCTTACTTCAAGTATTCAGACCACGATGACGAATGATTTAAATTCAAGGTCATCTTTAAAGCCAACAACCGTTATCTGGTTTTCCACAGGTTCACAGAATTTAAATACTGAATTATTAGAAAGTGGGAGTACGATTCATACATATAATGATCCTTCAATTTAGAGGCTTTAAATAATATGGTTAAATTTTACTTTGACTTGAATGGTTATAGTAAACATAGGGTTTCAGACAAGATAAACAAAATAAAGGTTATTGACCGAAAGAAATTACAAGACGGAATAGATACATTTCAGAAAGAATTAGATTGGCCACATATGTGGTCAGTTGATGATGCACAAAAACGATTAGATGATGGTTGGTGGTTTTATGTAATAGAGATAAATGATAAATATGTCGGATGGTCTTGGTTTGATATTAATACAAAAAAATTTTGTAATTTGTATGTTCATAAAGATTTAAGAGATGGTGGTTTAGGTAAAGATTTAGTTTATGTAAGATTAAACGAATGTAAGAATCAAGGTGTTGAAAAAGTTTGGATGGAAGTCGATGAATGGAATGTACCTATTCAAAAAATTGGACAAGAACTTGGTTGGACACCAAAGATACATTACACTTTTTGGACAGGTGGTTTTGATTCAACCTATTTAATATGCAAATTATTAATAGATAACAAAATTGTTCAACCTATTTATATTGATGATGGAGTAAATCATGGTGGATACCATTCAAATCCATTATCGGTACAACGAGGTGATAATTCTTATCCAAGACAATCAACCGATATAGAAAAGGATAGGATAGATTGGTTAGAAAACAAGATACATGAAATCATACCAAATTCTAAAGATTTGTTATTACCATTGATGATTGTAGATAATCCTATAAAAGAGGATAACCACATAAGTGATGTTATAAAAAAATACAATGAATGGATACCTGAACCATTATTTAAGGATAAAAATGGTAATCCACATTGGTTAGAAGTTCAGGCAGACATACTAACGAGATTCCAAAAGGAATTTGGTATGGAAGTTTATTACTCTAACGACCACATTGATGGAGAGGTTTGGGAAGCTTTAGATGACGCCATAGAGGATGGAAAGTTAGATGTGGATAAGTTATCGGATGAGTATAAAGAATTTGAAATATTTAGTGGATTCAATCAACCATTGAGAACCACCAATAAAGAAGAAATGTTAGAGGATTCAAAACTACATGGATTTGATGAGTTGTTGTATTACACTTGGACTTGTTGGTATCCAAAAGATGATGAACCTTGTAATGAATGTAAAATGTGTAAGGAGAGAATAATAGAATGTCGGAACATTGGGGATACCATTTAGTACTTGATTGTAAAAATGGAAGAAAATTAAACGAAGATTCTGAAGAAGATATAAGAGTTTTCATTAAAGAACTTGTGGATAAAATTGATATGGTGGCTTATGGTGAACCAAATATAGCTTATCTACCAACACCAAGTAGACCTGAGTGTTCAGGATGGTCGGTGGTTCAGTTAATCTATACGAGTAGTATTACCTGTCATTTCGCCGATGATAGTGGAGATTTTTATTTAGATGTTTTTTCGTGTAAAAAATTTGAAAAAGACATAGTTATAGAATATGTGAAGCAATATTTTTCACCTTTTAGGGTGAAAGAGAAATACTTATTAAGACAATCGTAAAGAAACAAAGGAGATACGAAAATGAAAAGGTTATTATTGATATTAGGAATGGTTTCAGTTCTAACAGCTCAAACGGCAACAATCAAAAATAGTATAATTGGATATACCACTATTAATGAGAAATATGATCCAGAAGGTAGTGATGATAGAAATGGTGATGAATATGACACTGCTATTTCTTTTGACAAACCATATCTTTGGTCATTCATTAAAAGTGATGATTCAAAATGGATGGCATCCATCTTCGTAGACGCACCTTGGGCAAGAGGTAGTGTTTATGTTGAGGAGTTATTCTATAAACCATATAGTGATAAGTTCACAGTTGGTTTAGGACGACAAGCAATTCCATTTGGTTCTAATGTTCCATACTTGGATTTAACAAGGGGTGATAAATTTACCTATCAAACACCAACACCTAACGATGTTGGTTTGTTATATTTCGGAGATGGTATTAGTGTTTATGGTGGAGTTGGTAATTGGTTTATCGAAACCTATCACGGAAACGATATAGAAAATGGATTCGAGGAATACACAGCAGGTCGTGTGAGTTACGAGTTTGGTGACCACTTTGTTGGTGTATCAGCCGATAACGAAAACAGACAGGCACTTGATATAAGTGGATATAGTGAGTTCGTGGATTATGTTACAGAATTTAGAGAAGATTACCAATGGGGAAGAGCCGTTGTTAGACTACCTAATATGTGGCATCTAAAAGGTTTAGGACTAATTGGTGGTTTGGAAAGAACCGAAGATGAAACACAGGCACTTTATGGTGTTGTGTATCAGTATGGAGAACCCAATCAATTTGTTTCCGCTGAATTAAGTGGAGAAGGTGATTTGAGGGTTAAGTTGTATTATGGTTTTAACTTAAAGATAGGAAATAAAAATGACTAAATTTTTAAAAGGATTTTTAGCAATAACAGCTGCAGTATTCGCTTGGTCAACCCTTGAGGTTACTGGTAGTTTTATATTCGCTGAAGGAGCAGGACCCGTATCGGTATTGTCGGTTAGATTTCTAATTGCCACATTATTGTTTGCTGGGGTAATGTTATGGAAAAAACAAACAACAGGTGAAAATCTATTCGCCGTGGAAAAGGAAGATAGGAAGAAATTTCTATTAAATGGTGTAATATTGGCAGCACACTTGTTAGTGTATTGGTTCGCTTGGGAACTACTCGACCCGAACCTACCTGTAATTTACGCACTATTCTATATATATCCATTTATATTGTGTTTGATTTCCATATTTTACTATGGAGAGAAGTTCAGTAAAAATAGAAAACTCGCATTAGGATTGGGAACTCTTGGTTGTGCGTTCGCTATTGAACTGATACCAGCATTCTCACTTGAAGCCCTAAACACCAAAGGTGTATTATTGGGTGTGGCAGCTGGATTATCTTGGGTAGCATACTTGTTAGTAGGACAGGATATAATGAGAAAATATAAACCACTTACGATTGTATTTTATGACTTTCTACAAGTGTTTGTTTATGTTTCATTATTCCAATCACCCATGACAACACTTTCAGAGGTAACATTTAACGGATTACTGGCAATCGCTTACATTTCAGTAGTGGCAAGTTTTATTGCTTATCTATGTTATTGGATAGCAGTTAAGAATATTGGAGCAACCAATACAGGAATTGCTGAATTGGGAACACCGATATTTGGAGTAACACTCGGTTATTTTTTCTTAGCTATGTCACCATCATTGTGGCAGATAGCTGGACTTGTGATGATTTCAAGTGGATTGTACCTAATCTACAATGAAAAACAAGTCGTATATGATCAATGATGATCTTCTAATTGATTTAGATGATTATTTAGACTTATCTAACTTTAGTTTATGTACTAAAGATTTTAAAGATAAGTTTCATTTAATACCTGATGAATCTAAAAGTGTTGGTTATTTTACACCAGATTCATCTATTGAAGATCCTGTTGATTCCAAAACTATAATGTTAAGGGTTTTAAAGGATAAAGATGATTGGAAAGATTGGGGGCTAATTGATAAAGAAGAAAAGTGGAAAGATGGCCCCCTCTATGAGTTATTCCCAAATATCAAAAAATTTATTTCCACACTACCATTTAAATCTATTGGTAGGGTGTTCATCAGTTTTACCCAAAATAAAACTAATATAGCACCACACGCTGGATTCATACCAAATCATCCAAAAACACCACCTTGGAGACAAGAATATCTTTGGTTTAGTCTTATTGGTGGAAAAAGGATGTGGGTGACAGATTGGGAAAGTACTTTAGAATTTTATAAAAATGGTTTTGTGGTAGAAGATAGATTTCCTATGATTTATTCTAAAGAAATATCTTGTAGATTTAATCCAGTTATGTTACATGGTGTAGAGTGTGGAGAAGATTTTTCTGCAAGTCTTAGAGTGGATGGGGAATATACTGAAGATTTTAGAGAAATTGTTCTTGGAGATAGAGAATGGAAAACTACATTTGAGTTTGTAGATGAGGTAGGATATTTTGATGGATTCTGATGTAAAATATATCTTAGATTGGTATAAAAATAAGATATGGTCAAAACCATCCTTATCTAAAATATGTGATGGAATTGGAATGGTTGCCATTCGTGATATACCAAAAGGAACAAGTATATTCGATTTGGCAGACAGAAGTGTTTATGGTTGGATACCTTGGAGTGAGGCAAAATCAATTCCAAGAGAGGTCTTGGAATGGGTATTGGAATGTCAACCACAAGTTGGTGACCAAGTTATTGATGTTCCAAAATTACACGAAGAATTTTTCAACGACAAACACGAATCTATGTTTGGATATACACAACAAGGAATGAATTGGCAAACAACTTGGTATTATGTCAATCATTCATCAGATAAACCTAATGTAGCAGCACATTCTACTGGTCATCCAAGAGTTCAAAAGTATATTACCCTTAGAGATATTTATAAAGGGGAAGAAATATTAGAGGATTATAATGGATACACAAAAGAATGGAAATTAGATATTTAGATTTAGGTTCAGTTTCACCTGAAATATACACATCTCTTTGGGAATACGATAATGTCGTTGAGATCAAAGAACCCACCTTAATAAAATTTTCAACAAATAGAACCTTAATTCAATTTTGGCAAGGCCCTTATTGGGATGAAGTTGCTCAGACTTGGAAAAACGACCATACGGATTTGAGTAACTTTTATAATGCCAAGATATTAGAAGGAATTCCAAAGTGTAGGTGTTACATACCTATCGAAATCAATTATAGTGCTGAGATAGCATATTATATAGCAAGTAAACACGGAACTGATTTTATCTTATATCTACCCGATATGGATGTACTTTCTGAAAAACATAAACGACAGGAAATAGATGCTATATTTCAAAATATTATGGTTGAGGTTTTATCAGATAGAAGTATTGATTCTAAAATTGATGGTAATGATGTATTGTATAAACACAACAATAAGTACAAAAAGTTTTCAGGTTCATTATATAGACCTGCTCTAAATGGGTTTGGTTATATTGATAATGGTATAACCTACAAGTTTGATTCTGAACTGGCTAACAAGTTAAGGGGTATTACTAATGATGTGGATATTAAGAAATTTGATGTCAAGGATGTTTCTGATGTTGTAGGTGGATTGTGGGAAATTGATTCTACCATAGATAAGAATGATTTGGATTTTGAAGTAATTGATAGGTTGTGTTATAAATTGGGATATACTTTACGACATGACAATTTTGATGAAGAAGATTTATTATTTGAGAGAGGACATAAGAGAATGACAGATAAAGACTGGTATTTGTATGGAAATAATGATGGATTTACCTAAGAGTTGTAATTTTGGTCGTGTTTATGGTAGACTAACTACTGATGGTGAGTATAAAATTTGCTGTGGTAATGTGCCATCATCTGGTAATTATCACACGGATGGTAAATTTGTAGATTATTGGAAATCAGACAAATTAAATAATTTACTTATTCGATTACGAGATAATCTTGACGAGATGAATGAGACTTGGGCAGGGAGTAGTTGTAATCATTGTCCTCATTCTGTAATTAATGAAAAACTTCATAATGGTGAAATGACCATTCCAAACTCACCAATTACTTTCAACATAGATGTTATTAATATGTGTGACCATAGATGTAACTTTTGTTGGCATTGGTCATACGATATGATAGACGATAAGGCACAATTCGATGGGTGGAAAGATTGGGCTAAAGAGAAAATAGATTTTCAAATATTCAGGGATACCGTAGATGGTTTAGTAGAACTTGGTAATTGTGAGGAGATTCAAATTGGTGGTGGTGGAGAACCATTACTACATCCGAATATACACGAGATGATTGGATATGTCAAGGAAAATAATCTCTCCTGTAAATTAATCACCAATTTTTGTCAGATAACAGAAGAACAACTTGATAATTTAATTGAAGTAGGACTTGATGATATCTTAATTAATATATCGGCTGGAACACGAGAGACCTACTGTGAGACAAGACGTGTACAGTCAAAAGTATGGGATAAATTGATGTCTAACATAGAGCATATAATTAAAAATAGAACAACAGATGTTCCAAGAGTTACTTTAAAGAGTGTAATTAATAGCGAAAATATTCACGAAGTCAGTCACATGATAGATTTGGGAGTGACACTTGAAGTTGATGTCGTGGCTCTGAGATTCTTTCAAGAAGATGGTGTATATAAATCCAATAATAAAATTGTTAGTGGGGAGCAACAAATACAATTTAATAGAGTACTTAAAGAAAAGATATCTGAATATGGATATGAAGAATTCAACGATGATACTGCATTCAAATATAATTACAAATCACCGAATGTCAAAACACTATTACTTGGGGATGTTTGATGAAAATATTTGAAATAGGTGTTGCTAAAACAGGAACAACTTCACTTGGTAGGGCATATGAGATTTTAGGATTTAAACACAAGGATGAGGATCCAGATTTATATTTAAAATTTATTGAGAATTATGATTATGAAGTATTGTTTGAGGAGATTGACAAGTATGATGCATTCCAAGATGGTCCTTGGCACAACAAGGATGTGGATTATAGAGTACTTGATGAAAAATATCCTAATAGTAAATTTATAATTTTAGAAAGAGATGATGAGAGTTGGATAGGGAGTAACGAAAGATTCTATTCACCAAAATATCATAAGGATTGGACACCAGATCCAATAAGGGAATATTCATTTTTAATAGATGAAAGATGGATACACGATAGGGAGAATATTATCAATGAAAAATTAGACTATAAGCACTCTAAATATCACGAAATAAATACCTATTTTAAAAACAGACCAAATGATTTATTGGTAATGAATATATGTGAAGGAGATGGATGGGAAGTGTTGTGTCCGTTTTTAGGTAAAGGTATACCTGATGTTCCGTTTCCAAAATTAAATGTATATGGAGAGAATGATGAGTCTAATTGAATTAGATGAATATTTAGATTTAGATATAGAACCACTTCATGAAGAATTTATGAAGGTGGTTGATACCATACCTAAAAAATATTGGAATATGTTTTATTCGAACGCGGATAAATTTGGTAATTTTGAAGAAGATTCACCTGAAGTTAAAACAATATATTTAACTGATTTAATTGAGGGAGTGGATATGAGTACTGATTATTTTTTGATAGACAAGGGTGAGTATTGGGTTGATTTACCAATATATGATGAGTTTCCCAAGATAAAAAAGATGGTTAATGAGTTACCATTCGAACATACAGGTAGAATAATGTTTATTTTTAGTAAAAATGGTGAGGAGATAGTAACACATTTCGACCACGATTGGGAAGAATGGCGTCAAGAAATGATTTGGATTAGATTCAACAATAATAAAAGAATTTTTGTAGACAATATTTATATAGAAGGAAACACTTGTTGGTTTGATAGTAAAAAACCACACGGAACTGAATCTGATGGGTATTCAATTAGTATGAGAGTTGATGGGAAGTTTAAATCAGATTTTAGAAATAAATTATTTGGGAATAATTCAAAATGGAAAACAGCACACATACCTTAGTAGATCCTGCAAAAATACGAAATAAATGGGTAAAGGTAGATGGTGTGCCTATGTCTATGTATGAAGAAAATACTCAAATGACAGAACAGGTATATTGGGCATACAAAAGAGAATATTCGTTTAAACTTATGAATGTGGGAACACCTTGTAATACCAAGTGTTTTTATTGTTCACAATATTGGAATCCGCCTGATTTGATAATAGCATATCCAAAATGGTTAACATTTGATGAGATTAAGCACTTTCTCACTTTTGTACCAGAAAAGACTATAACGGCTATTGGATATGGTCATCATGTTAGTAATGGTGAATTTTTTGCACATCCAAACGCTAAAGAAATATTACAACATCTTATTGACGAGAAATACACCGTAAGAGGAATTGATACCAATGGTCATTTTGTAAACGAAGAACACATCAAGTTACTGAGTCTTTTAATGAAACATCGTTGGGGACGAAGTAGTCAAATTGATTACTTATGGAGTGGGATATATTTACACCTAACTAATTATGAAAAAACAGCACATACTTTTGAATTATTAGAGAAGTACGGACTTCCATATGCGGTAGTAATAGTACCATCATTAACTGATTTAAATAATGGAACTACCGAAAGATGGATTAGATTACTGAATGAAAATCACAATCCAATCGAAATAGAAATCTCCCATCCAGCATATACTAAGTATGCTCCACCAAATGTTACAAAACATCTTGATTTTACTTGGGATGAGGGGTGGAAGCACATCAGAGAGTGGCGAAAATTATATCCAAGAATTAAAATAGATTCCGAAAATCAAGTCAATGCAAGTGCACTTGACCAATCGTTAAGTGATTTAATTGAATGGGACAATTATGAGCCTAATTCAAAAGTGTTATTCTTGGTATCGGAGTCGGTAGAGAAAGTATTCGAAAGTCATGTTAAAAAAATAACTCCATTCAATAATTACAAAATTCAAATGGTAAAGAATACAACATTCGGTGGTAACATAATCGTTGCTGGTTTATTGTTAGTTCAAGATTATATACCTGTAATTGAGAAAGTTTTATCTGAAGGTTATAAACCAGATGTAATTATTTTGCCTAAAGCTGGTTTTTTCTTTGATGAATTAGATTTAACAGGTGTTTCTGTTCATACCATTGAAGATAAATTTGGTATTGAAGTATGCTGGTGTTAGCTAAAATAATTGTATTTGAACATTTAATTAAATACTTATAGATATGAAAAAGAAAAAGGTTATTAAGAACAAAGGTCTATTCGACCACATCACGCACATCACACAAAAACAAACTAAAGGGTATTGGGATTCTCTAAATGAAACGGAGAAGAAGCAGTGGTCTAATTATATGATACACAGATTCATATCTATGAAGATGGAGTATGTTGAGGTAGCTAATGAATTTCAAAAATATAAATTAAAACCTAAAGAACTATACAAGTTATATAGTAATGTACTGCCCAAGAAAAGGGAATGGTTAAAATATACAAAAGGAAAAAAAGATATGAAATATGAAAAATGGGTAATTGAGATAGTGGCAAAACATTATGAATCAAGTCTATCAGAAGCAAAAGAATATTTAGAAGTATTCTATTCAACTGAACAAAACAAGGCAAATCTAAAAACCATATTACAAAAATATGGAGTTGAACCAAAAGAAATAAAGAAACTAAATCTGCCCTAATGTATTTGAAAATTGGAGATGTTGGTTGGAGTATAGAAGATACAGGATTTGGAAATAGATTTCAACTTTGGGCAGCTGCTTATGAATTAAATAAATTTAATAATTTCAAATTTACAATCCTTGTTGAAGATGAGATGTGGGGAGAGTTGAAATTTTTAGATTTCCCCTATACAGAAACTTCAACTGATAGATTTCACAATTTAGATTATTCCTCAACCATAGATTTAAGAACTAATTGGTTAAAGACTTTAGATGAAAATAAAAATTATTATCTTCTTTCACCTGATTTATTTGAAAAATGGCCACCTTATGAGATAGAAACAAGTTTTTGGGATAAGCTTGCAGATAAAATAGTTCTAAAAGATAAAAAATTAGATAGTAAAATAAAAGGATTGGTCAAAGATAGAATTGGTATTCATATTAGACATTGGCCTATGCCTGACCAACCTAATAACTTCTACTTCCCAACAGAAGATGAGATAGAAAGATTTGATTATAAGACCAAAATGAAACGAGTGAAATCTGAATTGAAAAAATTTGAAAAAGAAGGACCTCATAAATTTTATATAAGTTCAGATTGTACTTATGATGAGCCAGGTAAAGGTCCTTTACTTCCAAACTTTTCATTAAAACACCAATGGTTATCTGAAATTTATGATGAGTTTGATGTGATTGATTATAGAGATATTTTGGAATCTGATAATGAAATGCAAAAATTTGTCGGTCATTATGAAGTAAGGGATAACAATAATTCGAATTGGATTAAGGATTTAAATATTGATGGAGAGGGTAGAATAAAGGTATCGAGAGTTTATCCAGATAAAAATTCCAATGTAAATATTTTTTATGATGATTTAAATGGTGATTTATATAAATTAAAACTTAAAAGGGATGTAGTAGACCTTTTTTCGTTAATTTATAGTAAAGAACTGATAGAATCTTTTAAAACTGGCCCCTTTTCAAGTTGGACAGATTATGTATTAAGTTATAGAGACAATATATGTCAAGAGTAAATTATGAAACTCTCGGTAAGCTCATCGATGTTGATGAGAGAGACTTGGAGTTTGAAAGGGTTACAAATTCAATAGATGTGGTAGATATCGAATATGGTGTAGAAGTCATATTTGATTATTACAGACGACATGGATTTCCCCATTACACAATTCGTGAAGATGAAAAACACGACCACCTAAGAAAACTGAGAAAGTTTGATGTCGATACGATATTCAAGGATAATCAGATAGTCCAAACCATGCACGGATTAAGATTGTGTTGGACTTTCTTTCCACACTTTTGGGAAATAGTTTGTGGTAGTGCTAAGAAATCACCTATGGATATATTTCACGATGATAAGATGTTTAAATCAACAATCCGTAAATGTTGGAAGTGGGAACAAAAACATTACAAGGGTGAGGATCCAGATGGGGAGAGAAATGTATTTCACGAAAACAGACTACGACAATCCATTAAGATTTATAGTGGAACTCAATCCGTTAGTAATTTCAGACCGACAGCAGCAAAACTAATATATGAAAAGTTTGGTGGAGATGGAGTCATTCGAGATATGAGTTGTGGTTGGGGTGGTAGATTACTTGGATTTTTATCTGCATCAAATACCAAACATTACATAGGTACAGAACCATCCACGAGGACTTATGAAGGTTTGTTGCAGATGAGCAAAGAATTTGATTATATTAACAAAAAAGTTGATATATATAAACAAGGAAGTGAGGACTTCGTTCCTGAAAAAGAATCAATCGATTTATGTTTTACTTCCCCACCCTATTTTGATACAGAGAAATACTCAGATGAGGAAACTCAAAGTTATATTAAATTCCCATCCAATGATGAATGGGTAAATGGATTTTTAAAAAAGACCATAGAGAATTGTTACTATGGTTTAAAAAATAATGGTTATATGTTAATGAATATTGCAAACACACCAAAGTACAAATTTATAGAAGAAGAAACCGTAAGGATTTCCAAAGAGTTGGGTTTTATCCAAGAGGAAACCTTACAATTAACATTATCAAGCGTGATGGGAGCAGGTTATAAATACGAACCCGTTTTTGTCTTTAAGAAAAAGGAAATGTAAGTGACAGATTCAGCAGTTTTAAAAGTTAATTATGGAGATATGCCAGGTATGAACAGGAAAACACAATTACTATTTAAGAATTTAGAATGGGGTATAAATATAAAGTCTAACACTATGTATTTAACCTATGAGATAGAACAGGATACATTGTATGCAATCATGACGAGATTTGATAATTTTGTTCAACACAATGAAGGTGTGGATATAAATCTTAATATTGCCTCCTATGGTGGAGATGTGTATTCTATGTTGGGAATAATTGATTATTTCAAGACATTACCTGTTAAGGTAAACACACAATGTGTAGGAGCTTGTATGTCAGCAGCCGCAGTAATACTTGCGTGTGGAACTGGTAAAAGAACAATGACACAAAATTCTACGGTTATGGTTCACGAGGGTTCAGCATTTGAAGCAGGTAAAACATCAGATGTCCTCAAAGGAGCTGACCATCTAAAAAAATTACAAAATAATATAAATAGAATACTCGGAGAAGTTACAAGTAAAGATCAAGAATTTTGGGAAAAGGTTTCACAACACGATACATATTTGACAGCAGAAGAATGTTTAGATTATGGTATCATAGATGAAATTATTTAAAAAAATAGTTGACTTTTATGTTAATTATGTGTAAATTCCAGTATGGAAAGAGGAAATAATATGGCAGAAATGATAAGGGAATCTAAGAATAAAAAAGAAGTAAATTCTAAATCAGCATCCATTATAAAACAGATGGAAAAAGAATGGCCAGAAATGACCAAAGAATTTAAAAGATTACAAAGGGAACAATACGAATTGTTCTTACACAAACAACACGATTACGGTCCAGGTAACATAAGTGTTGGAACACAATTACAAACAGAAGAAGAAATACATTTATCACTTACAGGTTTGTGGTTTAGAATGAATGATAAGATACAAAGGTTAAAAACTTTACTGATGACCAAAAGAGATAATGCAGTAGAAGGTGAACCTATGGAAGATGCTTATCTTGATGTTTCAAACTATGGAATAATGGCGACAATCGTTAAAAACGGAAAGTGGGGTAAATAATGTATAGATATGATTGCAAAGTAGGATTCTACGAATCAGAATCATATGTCGGATTGATGTGGGAAATATTAAAACATCGAACCTGGCATTTATTTACACACGGAAAATGGATGGATTAGGAGATTAAAATGAGAACAGCAAAATACTTTACAGCCACTTGGTGTGGTCCTTGTAAAGCTTTCAAACCAGTTATGAATGAAGTATTGAATGAAGGTTATTCAGTTCAGATTCTTGATATAGACGCGAACGAGGCAATGGCAAGACAATATAATGTTAGGTCAGTTCCAACCACAATAATAGAACAAAATGGAGTAGAAGTAGATAGATTCGTAGGTGCATTACCTAAACAATCTGTTATTCAAAAATTAAATGGCTAGAAAAAAATCAATATCATATAGTCAGTTTTCACTATGGGAACAATGTCCCTATTCTTGGAAATTGACCTATGTAGATAAGGCAATACCATTCACAGATAATATCTATACAATGTTTGGTACGGCTATGCACGAGGTATTACAAGAATACCTAAGAGTTATGTATTCCGAAAGTATTGTAGAGGCTGATAAGTTACTTCTTAATGAAGAACTCGAAGATAGAATGAAGAAAATTTTTATGGAAATCAGACAGAAAAATGGTGGAGAAGAATTCTGTACTAAAAATGATATGTTAGAATTTTACAATGATGGGTTAAAGATAATTGATTACTTCAAGAAGAAACGAAATCAGTATTTCAGTAAAAGAGGTTATGAATTAGCAGGTATAGAAACACCACTTAGTTATGATTTACCTAACAATCTAAGATTTCGTGGGTTTATTGACTTGGTTATCAAGGATACGGTTAGAAATCGAATCAAGATTATTGATATTAAAACATCAACATGGGGTTGGAATAAATACCAAAAAGCCGACAAGAATAAAACAGACCAATTATTATTGTATAAACAATTCTATTCGAAAGAATTTGATGTTCCAATGGATAGAATTGATGTAGAGTATTTTATAGTAAAGAGAAAGTTGTATGAGAATACAGACTTTCCTCAAAAGAGAATACAGACTTTTATACCAGCAAATGGAAAACCATCTATTAATAAAGTTAATAGAAGATTGGAAGCATTTATGAAAGAGTGTTATGATCCTGATGGAAACATAATTGAACACAATTACGAGAAATGTTCACCTCAAAAGAAATGTAGATCATTTACTAAATGTAAGGATTTATAATACTTATTATGAAGATGGAGAAATAAAATGGCAACCACAGGACAAATATATGCACTAAGACTTAAATTATCTGATTTTATTAATACAGAATTTGAGTCGTTAGTAATTGATAAAATTAATGAGGCAAACAAAACTCATACATTTAAACTTCAGTTGTGGTATGATGAGGGAGAAGTAACTTCTAAAGACTTGAAATCATTTATGGAAAAGTATGAAAGTTTACTTCATTACAAAACAACAATAAGACCAAACAGAGCTGTCGACCGCTCTCAGTTCACTTGGTACGATGTTAGTCATCGTGATGATATACAAGGTGATTTTCCGTATAGGTTTAGGTTTATTGGAAGTGAAGATAGGTTGACTTGTGTTTTTCAAGGGTTACAAAATTTTATAGAGTGCCTAACATTTATTACCTCTGATAAACCATCAAGACAAGAAAGACCAAAGAGAAAGCAAAAAAGAAACGATTACGAGGATTAGATGAAACGAATTGGTATAGTAGGGGCAAGAACTTATACTAATAAGAGAAAAGTAAAAGAATTTGTATTTAAATTAAAACAGAAATTTGGTGATGGTGTAGAAATAATAAGTGGTGGACAACCAAAAGGTGCAGATGGGTATGCTAAGAAATTTGCATTAGAGTTTGATATGAAATATGTAGAATTTCCACCAAGACATTATCAATATAATCAACATTGTATTTTAGAACAAAATGATTATGGAAAAAAATATCACATTACTAATTTTTTTGATAGAAACAAACAAATAGCAGAATATAGTGATTATATAGTTGCATTTATTCCAAGTGATTACAATTCAAATGGTACAATAGACACGATAAGTCATGCACAAAAATTGAAAAAAAAAGTAGTTATTTTGGATTAATTTGATACTTATATATATGTATATATGGAGATTAATATGAAAAGTGAAACAAAGCTAACTTCGGTTAAAATAATAACTTCTTTATATAAGAAGTTTAAAGGAGTCGCTTTAAGTGAAGAATTCACATTGCAGAAGTTAGTAAATAGGTCTATGGATAGGTATTTAAAAGAAGAAGAATATAAAAAATCTATCGTAGAATATGATAATTTACAGATTAGTGGTAGTAATTTTTAAGATAAGGGAAGGTTATGTCAAAGAAAAAAATAATGTTACTTTCAGACGATTTACGGATGTCAAGTGGTGTAGGTACGGTTTCTAAGAATTTCGTACTTGGAACACTCGACAAGTATGATTGGGTTCAAGTTGCAGGAGCAATTAAACATCCTGAAAATGGAAAAGTGGTGGATATGAATGACTCGATACGAGAAGAAACTGGTATTGAGGATGCAAAATTAACTATATATCCAACTAATGGGTATGGAAATCAAGAGTTAATTCGTAGTTTAATTAATATTGAAAAGCCTGATGCCATAATGCATTATACTGATCCAAGATTTTGGGTATGGTTGTATCAAATGGAACATGAAATCAGACAACACATTCCGATTTTCTATTATAACATTTGGGATGATTTACCTTATCCAAGGTACAACGAGTTCTTTTATGAATCATCCGATTTAATTATGAACATATCAAAACAGACTGTAAACATTGTAAAAAATGTTGCAGTAAATAAACCAAGAACAGATTGGGATTGTACATATATTCCACACGGAATACCAGATGATAAATACTATCCAATTACGGAATTAGATGTTAAGAAGTGGGATAACCTAAAATCTTTTAGGGGTGAACTATTACATAATAAAGATAAAGATTTTATTATATTTTGGTGTAATAGAAACATTCGAAGAAAAGCTCCTGGTGATGTAATATTGGCTTATAAAACATTCTGTGATGGATTATCAAAAGAACAGGCAGATAAATGTGTATTAGTAATGCACACTCAACCAGTAGACCAAAATGGAACTGATTTACCAGAAGTTGTCAATAATATATGTCCTGATTATGAAGTTATTTTTTCAAATCAGAGACTTGATGATAAACAGATGAATTTTTTGTATAATATAGCAGATGTTCAAATCAATATGGCCTCTAACGAAGGATTTGGATTGGGAACTGCAGAAGCAGTAATGGCAGGAACACCAAGTATTGTAAATGTTACGGGTGGATTACAGGATCAATGTGGATTTAAATTAAAAGGTAAGCATGTTACACATGAAGATTATTCAGAAATTCATTCATTCCACGATAGAGATAAGTGGGAAAACAATCCTGATTTAACTCACGGAGAATGGATAAAACCAGTTTGGCCAGCAAGTCGTTCATTGCAAGGTTCAGTTCCAACACCATATATTTTCGATGATAGATGCAGATGGGAAGATGTTGCAGTTAAAATTCGTGAATGGTATGATACACCAAAAGAAGAACGAAAAGAGGCAGGTTCAAAAGGTAGAGAATGGATGTTAAAAGAAGAAATTGGAATGTCCGCAAAACATATGTGTGATAGGTTCGTACACGATATGGAACGGGCATGGAAAAAATGGACACCAAGAAAACGATTTACTTTACACAAAGTAGTATAAGGAGAAATTAAATGATAGGTTTAGAAAAATTTCTAAAGACCATAGATGATGTTACCAAGTTCATCTTGGGTGATAAGAGAGATGGTAAAGAAAGACGAGTAAAGAAAACAAAGAAAAAAGTTACTCGTAGAAAAACAATTCGTAGGAAATAAGGATAAAAAATGAGTTATAAACCATTAGTATTAGTTACGGCGCCTGTGGGTACAAGAAGTGGATATGGAGCACATAGTAGGGATATATGTAGATCATTAATTGCAATGGATAAGTTTGATATTAAAATCTGGCCTGTTCGTTGGGGTTCTACACCACAAGATGCCCTTAGTGAGGATAATGAACACGACAAACCTATAATAAAAAGGTTACTTTCAGATCCTAAAATGACAAAACAGCCAGATGTACATTTTCATATCGTAGTACCGAATGAATTTAATCCTCTTGCTAAGTATAACATTGGTATTACTGCAGGATTAGAAACTACACTCACTCCACCTGAATGGATAGATGGGTTAAATCGTATGGACATGAACATAGTACCTGCTAATTTTGTAAAAACATCAATCGAAGAAACGGTTTGGGATAAACATGACCAACAAACTCAACAAAAAATTGGAGTGGTTAAAGTTACAAAACCAACAGAAGTTCTATTTGAAGGTGCAGATACAAGAATATTCAAAACTACAAAGGAATTTTCAAAAGATTTGGTCGATGAGTTTAAGGGTATTAATGAGGACTTTTGTTTTCTATTTGTAGGTCATTGGTTACAAGGTAAGCTTGGTCAAGACAGAAAAGATTTGGGTATGTTAGTTAAAACATTCTTAGAAACATTTAAGAATCAGAAAAAGAGTCCAGCATTAATATTAAAGACTTCAGGAGCTTCTCCATCTATTTTGGATAGAGAAGATATCTTAACAAAAGTAAAACAGATTAGGGCCACCGTAGATGGTGAACTACCAAACGTTTATGTATTACACGGCGATTTGAGAGATGAAGAAGTAAATGAATTATATAACCATCCAAAAGTAAAGGCTCATGTTTCATTTACTCACGGAGAAGGATTTGGTCGTCCACTACTTGAAGCCAGTTTATCAGAAAAACCTGTAATTGCTCCAAATTGGAGTGGTCATACAGATTTCTTATCAGATAAAGATGCAGTAATGTTACCTGGTAGTCTTAATGATGTCAAGAAAGAATCTCTTATGAAAGGTATGGTAGTTGAAGGAACACAATGGTTTACGGTAAATTATGTATATGCATCTAAAGTATTAAAGGATGTGTTTGAGAATTATAGTAAATATGTAGTTAAGTCTAAGAAACTTTCAATAGTAAATAGCACTAAATTTTCACTTGATGCTATGACAAAGAGGTTTGAAGAAATACTTGATAAGTATCTTCCTAAATTTGAAGATACATCGATGCAAGAAGTTAAGTTAAAATTACCAAAGTTAAAGAAAGTTGGTGGACTTAGTGAGGCTCCAAAAATTGAATTACCAAAATTAAAAAAGGTTAAATAGTATGGAAAGAGTAATAGATTGTCCAATATGCTATGATAAAGATTCTTGTTTTGAAGATACACAAAAAGAGTTTAAATCTTATATGTGTTTCAATTGTGGATTTATGAGTAGTACATATTACACAGAAGATAATACCGATAGAATAAAAGGTAGTGCAAAACTTGTTAAGGAATTAGAGTTTTATGATGAGGTACGAAAAATATATTGGTATCCCTCAGTTGTTAATATGGGAGAGTTGGGTATAATATATCCATTCGGTGATAAACTGAATTGGTCTTGGAAGTTTGCAAGTGTCGTGAAGATAGATGAATCAGAAAAAGAAAAGTATCCAGTACTTGGAAAGGAAGGAGAATTCTATTCAGAAAGACTTGATGTAGACAACGCTATGGATTTTGGTCAATATGATTTTCTTTCGGCCTGTAAGTGTATGGGTATCGTGGGAAACAATCTAACTAACATGAAAAAATAATGTACTTCGAACAACATCTTAATAATATCATAAGAAGGGCTCCAACAACACCTCGACAGATTGAATCTGGTCCTATTTATGATATAAGGTATAATAGTGAAACAGCAACCAAGAAAAGATATTTGGTTATGGCACTTAACATATATCCATATACAGGTGGGGAAAGGGACAAAAAACTACATTGTCTTGATATGGATAATTTACCACCAAGAGATATGAAAATTATTTTAAAAGAGGCAGGTGGTATACAGGATATGAAAGTTGGTAATCAGATATTTAAAGAACTTAAAATACCTGATGGTAGGGAGAATATTCAGTTTTATGAAAAGAGAATAGGAGCAATTACTCGACAGATTAAAGGTGTGTATAAAACACTTAGTTTAATTAAAATAAAACGAGTAGAGGTGTGTGAGTATAATTTTCTTAGGGTTGTTGATCCTACAACTGCAAGGAAATATGGGTTATTAAATGAAAATTAGTTATGGTATTACAGTTCATAATGAAGCCGAAGAACTTTTCAGACTTACAGATTTATTAATAAACAATATAGACAAGGAAGATGAGATAGTAATTTGTGTTGATGGTGATGATGAAAAGGTAAACCTTGTTTTACAAAATCTACAAAAAACTTATCAATGGAATAATAATATTATAATTTATAATAGAAAACTTGATGGTAATTTTGCAGACCATAAAAATTCAGTTATAGAAAAGTCTACTGGTGATTATGTATTTCATATAGATGCTGATGAGTATCCTAATGAAATATTATTACAACAATTAAAACAAATATTAGAAATAAATAATGTTGATTTGGTTTGGATACCAAGAGTCAACACTATCGATGGTATGAAGGAAGAACATATCAGAAAGTGGGGTTGGAGAGTTACAGAAAATCGTTGGGTAAATTATCCTGATTATCAAGCTCGTGTGTTTCGTAATGATGAAAAGATAAGGTGGACTCGACCATTACACGAATATATAGCAGGTTGTAAAACATACGCACATCTTCCACCACACGAAGAACTATCTTTATACCATCCCAAAACAATAGAAAAACAAGAAAAACAAAATACTTTTTACAATGAAAATTTTAGTAAAGAATTAAATGTGAGGAAATCATGA